AAAGACGCTCCTCGACCAAATGTAAAGTTAATGATGTAATCGGTAAACGCACGATAATAGTTATAAACCATCTGGGACTCGCCTACTTCACGGCGGTACGACCAGTGGTGCCCAAGATACATCGCCCAGTTAAGCGAGTAACGATTTAATCTCGGACCATGTACTTCAAATTCTTCATCCGCAAGTTCTACTAAACCAAGGGGCGAAATAGAGATAGTTAAGTCAGAGGACGCAGCTCTGTAACTGGGAGGTGAAAAATCAATACCACCAGCCATTATTCACAACTCCCCATCTTAATTTTTAAAACCTCTTTGTTTTTCTTTTCGTTTCTTCTCTGCTTCTTTACGCTTTTTAGCGTCTTCTGCATCTTGCTTTTCGTCACGAAGTTTTGGATCAACGTCACGCTTTGAAGCTACGAACTTCCCTCCTTGACGAGCATACTCGTCCTTTAACCACTTACTAGCGGGAAAAGATAAATTCTTTGTTCCTCGAGATGGATACTTAGCTTTAGCTTGACTTCTTAACAAATTCCAAAGTTTTGGATTTGCAGGTGTGTCCGCCAATTTAGATCCTCTCTAAGTAAAGACTCCCAACCCCCGGAGAAGGGGTACGGGGGTTGGAAGCCTCTACAGTCTACTGTACTTAGTCTGCTACTTGAGCAGGATTCATGCGTTGGTAGCGTCCACCTGAGCGGATAACTTCTTCAATAACAACCTGTGAGTGATCACCAAAGTTGCCTTGTGAAAATTCTGCGTTAAAGGCTGGAGCTTCTGGCCATGCGGCTGAACCAACATGTGCACGTTGCTTCATTGTTTCTTCTGGATACTTTTCAAACACGTTAGTGTTGTGGTTTGGACGACCAGCTGGGGTGTCATAACCTTGATCCAAGCCAAGCTGAAAATCGCTTGGTACATCTGTGTCAGTTGCAATGCCTTCTTCAAAACGTAGTGGTCCACGTTGTCCAGCTACTGCGCCTGCCATCTTGCGTTCATATGTTGCGCCAACCTTCTCAGGGAATTGAGGTGTTGGAGCAATGTTTTCTACTGCCATGTTATTTCTCCTATGCATAGGGATTGAGGGTCCTCAGGTATAAGTCTCTACCCTGGGGCTAGTTTTTAAATGCTAAATTAAGAAAAAAATGGAGAAGCACTAACTTCTACCGTCGGCATAACCATATCCTGAGTCATAGCGCAGGCGATGGCTAAAGAGTCCACAAAGTCGTCGTGGGCGTGGGCTTCATCAGGGGCAGCCACTAAAAAGTTTGGCCCCTTGTATTGGACTTCAGCATCCGTCATTTGTTGGTAAAACTTCTTCCAAAGACGTAAACGACGTGTTTTTGCATGGGCTGGCCAAGAAACCATCTGTCGTTGAATTAAAGCTTGTAGGTGTTTCCAACGTTTAGATTGCTCTGTTGGACTTGAGGTAATAGGAACTACTTCAGCTCTAGGCATTAAAACTTTGAGTCGGCCTGCTACAGCATCTCCAACACCGTTGGAGTCCACCCCAATTGCTAAGACGTCGTAGTTCCCAAGGAAGTTAACAATCTGGAAGTATTGCTCTTCCCAGTCATCTCCTTGGATCTCAAGCCAGTTTAAAATACGATGGTCGTAATAGCCAAACTCATCAGGACGATCCCAGTCAACCCACACAACAGTAACAACCGTAGAGTCCATTTTTCTAGCGGGGTCAATACCAACAACGACGGGAGATCTATGCCAACTTTTAACAAGCTCTTGGGAAGTATCACCAAGATCATCCATAATCGTTGAAGTGACGAACATGCCTCTTTCAAGAAGCCACTTACAGTTGTAAGACATTTGGAATTCATCTGAGTCTTCTCCTACTCGTAACATTTCTTTTTTAATAAACTTTTCGTAGTTATCGTTAAACTTAGCTACATCTCGCCAATCCCATTGAAAGTGGTTCTGTTTTGCAGAACGTCCAGTTTGCCTACGCTTGTTTAGTTGGATAGCTCTGTAAAAGTTATTTTTAGATGTAGTAGGGGTTCCGGTCTTTACAATAGTTGCGTTGTAGTAAGCACCCATAGGAGAAATAGACTTAGATACCACAAAGTCATCTGCTTCTTGACACTCATCAATAATGATTAGGTGGAAAGACTTAGATTCAATTTTTGCGCGAGGGTTGGCTGTCATCATCATTAGCGTAGATCCTGAGTTCTTTAGCTTGATGTTACGCACAACTCCAGGAGTTTTAGTAGCCATATCGTCTATCTCTGGATCACCCAGTACCTCAAGAGCTCGTTCACTAGTTAAACGTGAAACTGTTCTTCCGTACAAAGTTTCTACCTGTGACTGAATAGGTGCAAACATTCCCACCCAAATACCATCACCAAACTTACCTAGTAGATCTGGATACATCTTTGCAAGGCGAGGAAGGATAACCATTAAGGTAGCTACAGTGTTAGCAATTGTCTCTGATTTACCTGACTGACGAGAAGCAAGAGCAGTTACTTCTTCGCCGTCGTTAATGATTACAGACTCAATAATGCGTCTAGCAAGCGGCTCTTGATATGCGTGAAGCTTATGCCCTACAAGCATTTCCATGAAGGCCATGATCTTGTCTATTAGGGCTTTAACAAACTCTTTAGAGAGTTCGTCTAATTCATCAGGTACTTCCTCAGAAAATTCGTCGTCTTCTTGATCTAACTCATCCTCTACATAAAGCTCTTCAAATTGATCTTCGTTGTACTCAAAATCATCCATTAGCGTGTCGCTTTACCAAAGATTCTAGGATTACGTGCAAAGCTTCTGCACCAACTCGAGCCTCTTCTAAAGTTCCCGCATCCTTTGTTTTTTGCCAACTAGATAGGTTGCGACCAATTGTATAGAGAGCATTTTCTGTCCAGGGAATTAACTCACCTGTGGGCAGTGCTTCTACACGTTTTTCAATACGAGATTTTTCCTTTTCAGCCTTAGCTGCAGAGTTTTTCTTAAAATTAATACCCATCGTCTTGTGCTCCGAATCTAACAAAGTCCCAGTTAACTTCTTCTTCTGGTAATGCCCGTCCACGTACAGCGTTTGTTAATGCTTGACTTTCATCATAGGATGAATTCCAATGACCAATAACTATTGCCAGTCTAGTGAATGGAAGGCGAATTGAAACTCCAACCCCGCCTCTAAAAGGAAAATCTATTTCTTGAGTTTCAGCTTTTTCCCAAAGAATTGGTGGCTTTACTGGATAAACCAAGGTATGCCAATAAAAAGGTCCGATATCTCTTGGGTTTGCCAATCTTAAGCCTCACAATCATGATCCATTACCTCTGCTTCACGCAAGTGTTCTGCACAGAGTTTACACCGAAACCATCTAGATGGTTGAAAGTTATTTTGTGCGGTTCCACCAGAAGGTACATCTACACCACCATCAGGTTGTGGAACATAGTCAGTAACCACTTCCGGTGATCTAAACAGTTCAGGTGGAAATGGTCCTTTAGGCTGATGCGCTGTCTCCGGTACGGGATGCCCTTGTTTCGTAACGATGCGCTCAATACGCATTATTCAGCCGGTGTGTCAGTTGTTTTCTTTGTTGTCTTCTTTGGTTCTTCCACTACAGGCTCCGCAATTACTTCTGGAGCTGGTGTCTCTTTTGGGGCTTCTGTTACCTCAGGAGATACAGGTTGTGGTGTATTCCACGGTGCTGACCATGTTGCCATGTGATATTCCTCTCAAATAATTAAAAACTATTCTACAGGGGTTTCTTGGTTGCTGACCCCCTGTAGTTACTGCTACGGTATATCCATGGCCCAGGAGACTGGGCCATCACTAACTACGTAACAAAAGGGTTGCAGTACGAATTCGGCAGACATAGGCCGGGTTGCTTTATGTGGGTGACAGTCACATCGAGTAAGAACTGGCCTTCTAGCCTAGGAGATAGTGTGCATAAAGATGCAAAATCGCAAATCGCAATACTGGTGGCCTATTTAATGCTTATATGCGGGATTCCCGTAGCAATGGCCGCAGAAAATAAATCAGACAGCCCAACACAAACAATAGTAGAGGTCGTAGATCCACTCGACAAATACCGTGGGGCAACAGACCTGACTAATAGCGAGTTGAAAGACCTGCTATCCCTAGTCGGATTCAAAGGCAACAACCTAAAAGTAGCTTGGTCAGTAGTTATGAAAGAGTCCAGGGGTAACCCAGACTCACATAACAAGACTTCAGCCACAGGGGACAACTCCTATGGATTATTTCAGATCAATATGTTTGGCGATCTGGCAGAAAGCCGTAGAGAGAAGTTTGGTATCAAAACCGACGTGGAACTATTAGACCCGGTAATAAACGCTCAAGCAGCGTTCTACATGACTGGTAGGGGAACAAATTGGAGTTCTTGGGGTTACGGCCCTGAAGCTTACGATGGGGACCCTGAAGAACCAGGCATTACTAAATGGTTTGATGATTTCACTAAAAATTAAATAATAGTAAAGGCCCGGGAGACCGGGCCTTTTCTATTTACTTTTCGTTTTCTTTCTTACCAGCTCTTCGTTTATTCTCTTTTGCGGTGTTCTTACCATGCTTCAATGCCCTTAGGTTTCCTTTAGAGTCATTGCTGTGGTTGTTGTCCTTGTGGTCAACATCCGTTCCTCTAGGTAGTTTTCCGTTTTTAGATTCGTAATCGGCACGAGCCTTGTTTTTCGATGTTGTAACCCACTTACCGTTTACTTTTTTCTTGTAAACGTAGATAGGGCGACCTCCATTCGCTTTGGAACCTTTGTAGGGACCAAACTTTTTTTCTTCAGCCATTACTATCTCCCTTGCACGCACATGATGCGTTTAACTTACCACAAGGACCGCAGGTAAAACGTTCGTGTGATTCTAAAGAACCTTGAGATTCAAGAGCATTCTCATACTTGTGCACTTCTTTGTAGCTATTAAACTTAACGCCGTAGGTAGATGACGCATTAACAACTTGCGGCTCATTCCAAGGACGTGCAGCTTTAGAGGTACGGTCTGCTACAGACATGCGTACAACGCCGCCTCTACCGTCCCTAGAACCGTAATGAAGGTCTTTCTTTGAGCGTCCCATTAGTTTTGGTGCTCCCCACTAGCTCCGCGTCCAGGCTTAACATAGCCGTGAAAATCAGGTGCAGGAGGCTGCTCGTAAGGTAGCCCTGTTAAGTACTCAGCAGCTTCTCTTGCGTTATGTCGCAAAGATTTCTGCTTAGTAGACTTAGGGGGTTCTGGAGTAAAGTTCTTTACCCTAGACATTGTTAGTCAGCTTTCTTCTTTGGTCCGACTTTTAGTCTGTCCAAAACAGAGTCAGCTGATTCTTCTGTCTCAAAGTCTTTATTATTTGGTTGCTTACCAAATGGTTGCTTTGCAGCACCCTGTAAAGTCTTAGAGGTTTCAGAGATTGGCTGTGTTGTTCCGGCCATGTAGAAAGCGTTGCTACGACCTTCTTTAACTTCAAAGTCTGGGAATAGGCTTAGTTGTTCCATAGGCTTAGGGGCGGCTGCTCTATCTTTCTTAGCCTTACCCTTTCCACCAGGACGTACAGCAAGTTCTTTTCCAGCACTCTTCTGAGAAGCTAAGCTACCTTGAGCTGCAAGAGCTTTGACTTCTTGAGCACCAGTCATCTCTGTAGTATCGATAGCAAACTGTTGACCTCGGTTTGATTCTGGTTTCCAATTACGATCTGTTGGTTCGTATCTAGAAATGCGATTAACTTCATCTGCAACTTTAATTCTAGGTGCCATTTCTTCTTCAGTCCAAGGCTTTGATTGCTTACTTGCCTTCTGACCAATTTTTTCTGTCTGACTCTTAGAAAGTGGACCCTCTAGACGTTGATACTTAGCAGGAGAAACCTGTTCAATTACAGGCTTTGGTACACCAGTTCCTGGAAGTACGGGTTGTGAGAACTGAGCTCCCTTACCTGTACTTGTAAATGTTGGAAGGTCTGTTGGTGGTTTTGAACCAACGAGGACTTCGCCCTTCTTAGCCTTAGGTGGGTACGGAGCTGCATCTGCTCGTGGTCCTCTAGGAGCCTTTGGCACAAGTATTGGTGCGGTATCTTCAACGTTTGTTGGTGTGTATCGATACTTCTTATCTGCAGGCTGAGTGCTAGAACCATGAGGACGTGTTGCGGCCTTTGGACGAGAGCTAACTGCAGGTGTTGTACTTCTTGCAACTTTTTTCTTACCAATTTGCTTCATTCCACGAGGAACTAAGCCGCTTACTGTATTAGCAATTTCTGTTGCAATATCTCCACCACGCTTACGAGAAGCCTTTGATGGACCATGCTCACTTAACATCTCTACACGCATGTGGTCTACAAGATCAATTCCAGCAGCTGGAGTGTATTGACGGTAAACAGTTTTTCCACCGGCAACCTTCATTGAGTCCCAGCCCTCATGTGAGCGAGTTACTACTGGCTTTCCTTGAACATCTCTTGTTACACGTGCAACTTTTCCTTTTGTACGAGTAAACGCAGATGGCATGTCTGGGTGATTTGCAGCAACAGGAATTAGTTCCTTAGTGCTTGGATGTTCCCAAAGTGCACCTTCTTTAGGTGTGTGAGTAATTTGACGCTTAGAGTCTTCGTGCTCTTGTGCAATCTTATGCAAACCATGTACGTAAGTCTCAAGACGCTGACCAGATTGTGAAGCAGCGTTCTTGTACACCTCTTCATCAGCAATACCAAAGGTATGCATAACCTTTGCTAAACGGTGATGATGTCCACCAAATACGCTTAAAGGAGTTGCAGGAGAATCAGTTGGGCTAACACCATTAACAGTTTTACCTGTGCGTGCAGCGATCTCACGGTCACGAGTGTGTAGTGCAACAGCACGGTCTAAGTGACCCTGTTCTTCTCCAGGAAGTCCCATACCAGACTTCATACGATCAATAAGATTGATTGCTACATCTGGCTTATCTGTTACGTTAACAGACGCAGGTACTGCACCACCTTCAGGACGTGAAGGTAGTTTTCCAAAATCAAGTACTGTAGTTTTGTTTACGCGGCCGGTACCTACATTGCCAGCAGCTGCACGTGCTTCTTGCCCTGGAGTAATCTCTTCAATGTTTGGCTTAGAACGTAGAGGATCTGCAACAGCAGGTGCATCCTTAGGGGCGGAGGTACTTGAAGGCAAACCTTCCATGCGCTCAGCATTTCCTGCTTGAATACTCTCGTTACTAGCGTCTTTAGCTTGAGCAACAATTACTTCATCTGCTCTTTGTGAAATCTTTTTTAAACCTTCTTTAGCTGCACCTGCGCTAGGAATGTTACGAGTATCTTTAGCCATTAGTAAGTGCCTCCACCTTTTGTAGGACGTGCACGACGTGGTGACTTAGTTGATGGTGGCTTAGGTGCTGCAGCACTTCCTGAAGAACGACCAGTTTTTGAAGTAGCACGTGATGTAGTTGGGGTTCCTGTTTCAGGTGTACCAACCCCTGTTTGTGATCCAAGAGCACGATCTGCCAAACCTTTTTTCTGAAATGAAATTCCTGTTGCGCTTGACTGTGTTACGTCACTTAGATCAGCGCCTTCTTTTTTGTAGAAACGGGCGCGACTCTTTTCACGCTTAAACCCTGTGTTACCAAGATAATCTTTAGCTGCGGCATCTACAACAGCTTTGTGTGTAGCACGTTCCTTAATATGTTCAGTGTCTATCTTTGCACGCTCTCCGTGCAACTCTAGTTGAAGCTGTGCCATTGAGCGGGCACGGTATTGATCGCCAATACCTCCAAATAACTTACCAATCCAATTTCCTGTTCCTCCACTACGGGGAGCAACAAAGCCCTGGTTATTCTGTGGTGCTGGCATAATAAGGATCCGTTCCTTTGTTTAGATTAATATCATTTTAACTAGTGCGCCTGTTTTTGTAAGCGCATCTGCTTGTTCGTTATAGTGATGGGCGCAGAATGTTAAGACGCCTGTTGCAAAAAAGGCGCCAAATTGTGCTCTAGCAGAGCACTGGTCACATTGCTCCCGAACCCCCACCGTCAGAAGCTGTAGCTCCTGTTGATCCTCCAACATCTCCGCCATAACCAGACTCCTGTCCAAAACCGTTTTGTGCGGTTTCATTTGGGCTATTATCGTTTCCAGGTGCAGTTCCTCCACCCCAAAACCCACCGTAGTAGATCTGGAACCAAGGAATTCCACCAACTGCGTAGCCACCGCCCAAGCGCCCCACTGTCTTGTGGTGCTTGTGCTTCTTAACCTTGAACTGTTTTTTATCTATGGCCATACCCAAATAATCCCACTATTGTGTGGCACATAAATGCCAAAGGCCGGGATTTCTCCCGGCCTCTGCGCTATTAAATTGTTTGTGTTGATTATGAAGCTGCGTAAGGTGTGATTGTGATTGTTGCTGTTGTAGCCACAGATGCAGCGCCTGCTGCTGTTGACTGTGTCTTGATTGTGCTGAAACGTGCTGGGACCTTGGCTGTACCTGTATCTGCTGCTGAGGAAACGTTTCCTGTTGTCTTAGCGTAGGTAAAGGTAGTTGCTGTAGGTACTGTTGCAATTGCAACAAGTGTTGCAGCAAGTGTTGTAGCTGTAACTGGTGCAACTGTAACAAGGTCACCAACTGCAAAGCCGTGAGCTGCTGCTGTGGTAATTGTTGCTACGTTGCTTGTAAGGGCTACGTTAGAGATAGCTGGGGTTACTGCTGAAGCTGTTGTGATGTTAGCTGCTTCGTAACCAGCATCCTTAAGTGTGTCAAGGGCTACTGTTGTTGTTTGTCCAACTACGTTAGGTACTTGAATGTAACCAAGACCATAACCATCAGCTGCTGTACGAGCTGTTGTCTTTTCTACTTTGCCGTACCACTGTCCTGTAATTTCACCAGCGTTAGCTGCGTTAGTTACTGTGAACTTAAGTGGAGTTGCTGTAGCAACTGTTGCTGCTGAAAGGTTGTAAGCTGAAGCTGTAAGGCCAGTAATGTTTACTGAATCTCCAGCTGCAAGTTTATTTTGTGATGTGTATGTAACAGTTGTTCCGTTACCTGAAGCTGCAGTAACCATATAGTTACCTGCTGCTTCTACGAATGAAGGGAAGTTAGCCCAATCTGCTTCAATGTCTGAGTGATTTCCAAGTGACGCGTTTAGACGTGCGCTTGGATTCTTTGAGTATCCAGACCAGCTCTTGTTCTGTGCTGCATTGTTTGCAACTACTTCAACAGCTGTGCCGTCTGTGCGCTCATCATTTGGTTGTGGAGCAAAGTTGCCCCATACAAAATCTACGGCAATGTTGCCGGAGGAATCAAGTAGATTCCCGTTGTTATTTACTGCCATTTTTTATTTCCTCACTGATCAATGTGGTTGTTCGTTCGAACCCACAAATGGTGACAGAAATTAAGCTTCTTGTATGTATGTATGGATCTCTCCACCAGAATAGATGTCGTGCTTACAGGCGATCTCGATTGCTCGTCTCACAACCTTTTCGGCGGACTCGGGTGTACTGATTTTTGCATAGTTCAAAGCCTCAAGTGCGCCCAGTGCAACATCTCCACCACTACCAGCATAGTAAACGCGGCGGGCTTCTCTATCCCAAGAGTAGTCATTAAAGATCGGGTAAATTACACCGCGGATAGATACAAGCAAGTTAGAGTCTTGCCATGCTGCATCGCCATCTTCTTTACCTTCAAAGCCTGCATCCTGGAAAGCTTTACGCATTGAGGGAATAAACTTCTTAGTCATAAATGTATCTAAATCAATAGTTGCACCTGGCTTTGGAGGTTTCCAACCAAATTGCGTAATGTTTCCACCTCTAGAAGCGCCGGAGACAGCTATCAGTACACCGTTGTTATTAACAATCTTAGAAGTGGCAAGTTCCATATAGCGACCATCTTCATCGGAGGCGCGGGAATCACAACCAATAACGGACCAGCCATCACCTTGAATTGCAACAAGCGTTGTCATGGGACCCCTTCGATTGGTAAGACAATAATAGCCTACCTACTGACCAGCACCCAACTGAAACTCCTCTGGCCTTTTTCGGGGAAGGTTTTGGTATGTAGTCTTACTCCAAGGAGCTCCATCTAGGTATAGCTCGATAAAATCGTGGGTGGAGTCTGAATTCTTTAGGACATCCCATAGGAGAGGGTCAACTCCATCGTATTGGATCATGGAGCCGTCTCTCATGCCTATGACTAGGACTTCCATCTCCTTGTCTAGGGAGTAGCAGGCGTACACAGCTCTGTGGCGTGTCTTGCCTGGACTCTGAGGAGCATCAATGTATTCATACCCAGGGCCACACGGACTTGTAGATGACATAGAGGTCATCCGAGCTTCCCGTCCTTCTGGTGTGCTTAGCTCCTCAGGCTCTCCAAATACCTTCTCACGGCCTCTTAGAGACAGGTTGAGACGTTTGTTAGTCTCATCCTCATAGGCTTGTCTAAGGCGGTCTAAATCCCGTCCTACGCCGTCTCTAGCCATCGTACTCTTCCTCCAGATGTTTCTCCTCGCACATGCGAGCTAAATCAGGCACTACATAGATTTTTCTACATAGTTGGCAGGTCCAGCGCTCTAGGCGCTCCCGATCATCCATATGGAGTGAGTGTATCTCTTGGCTACTGCTTAGAACTGATAAATAACCTGGGTTATTAGGAGTAGTCCTTTTTAGTCCAATGCTTTAATTTATATGCTCCTCCACCCGAATCTATAGCATCTTCTCGCAAACTGTTCTGATTCCCCCTTAAATCATTATTTACTTTAATTTCCCACTCATGACGCTTGATAGGTATCACCTGTAGATATGGAGTTCCCTTAGGAATGATCCCCTCAAATCCTGTACTTACGCAAAATAAAGCTGATCCTGGTGCTGCAAAGGCATCTGTGTCTACTAACCCTGAAAAAGTTATAAATGGTAGATCCGGCCTGTTAAGAGGATGAGTAATTAGAGCGCTATACCCTTCCGGAGTTTTAATTCCCCAAGGAACATTCCAAGCAAAAGACCATTCCGAATAACCATTTATACGTTGTAACCCAAGTGAAACAGATGATGACCGCACCTCAAGAGGCCACAACTCTGAATTCCAACTTAAATCTGGTACAAAACCAGTTTCAACCTCTACCTGCATAATTTTAATATCACACCAAGTAGTCAACATATACCCAGCTGTCATGGCGTCTAGATACGGAATGCATGCTTTTGCTGTAAGAGTGTCTCGTGTTTTATTTAAATTATCGCTATGCCTAGGTATTTCCTTGTACCAATCTGGAATTGTCCTTGAAGAGGGTACTGGAGATGGTATTACCCGATTAATTGTGTTTGAAGGTGAATAGGTTTCAACAGTTAGTTTGTCCATTCCCCCACCCTATCGCACTTAGGCCACTGTATGAGCATAGATACTCCCAACAGTTCGTCTCACCTGGCCAAACTTGGACAAAACGGACATTTAACCCATACCCCCCCAAAACGGACAAAGCGGACAAAAGCAAACCAAACGGACAAATAAACTAATAGTGAAGGCGGTCAGACCGAAGGTTAGAAAGTAGGTAATTCTGTGTGCGCCGTATAGTGCGGTTCGATTCCCACTATACGGGCGCGGGCTTACATCTAGTAAGTCTTAGCAGAAGGGGACTATTATGTCCGCACGCGAAAATCTATCTGCCCTGTTGGCTACTCGTGGCAAGGGTGGCTCATTAGAGTCCATCTCCCAAGCGGGTAAGCACTTCAGCGCCGATAAGACGCTCACACCTTCCGACTTTATCGTAGATAAGTTGGAAGCCTCTAAGGCAATCACACTACTCGGCGGGTTCGCCGTATCTACCTATGGCTTCGAGCCAGCGGTGGCTTACTCAATGCGTAATGTGTTTGCTAAGGAGTATGGCAAGGTGCTAGGTCTATTCGACCTTACACAGCCAGACTTCGTTGCTTCTATCAAGGAGATAGAGCAAGAGATTGCCACAGCAGAAGCCGATAAGGCTTCTCTTGACATCTCATTAGGCGTAGATGCGGAACGCTACATCAAGAACGCTACTTCTCAGATTGAGAAGGTTATTGATGGTTCTGTATCGCCTAAAGTTCGCCACGACCTTCTCACTCTCCAAGCAATCATTGAGAAGAAGTTGGCTTACGCACCACTCAAAGTCGCACAGAACGCCTAGTTCGTAGTTAGTGGGGGGAGCAATCCCCCCACTCTCTATCTATGTCCATAGTCATCTATGGGCGTAGATGGGGTTATGCCGACCAATCGGCTCACTCTGCTATGTAAGTAGCAGACCCCCGCACACGATTACCTACTTTTCGTGTCTTCTGTCTATCGAGAAGCCCTAGCCGTCCCCTTCACAATGTCGGCTAGGGCTTTCTCATTCTCACATAGTGATACAACTCACATCATAGATAGTTTGGCTACTGTCAAATTGACAACTATGAGCATTGAGAGACACACCAGGTCTGGGGCTATGTCTAGGGTCTGTTATCAGGTAGGTTGTGGAAGGCACATCTGTTCATCTATGAGGAGGGTCTTCATAGTATTTGAGTGCTAAGCAGGTGTGCCTCTCACTCTCTATCTGAGAGTGTATGAAAGGATAGCTATGAACTGTATCTATTGCGGACAGCCTGTGCATCCAGAGAGATGGGAAGCAGGCTATGAGTATTGTATGGCTCCTGAGTGTGCTCATCAGTTACGAGAGCGTGCTGAGCAATACAGGCTCATTTTAGTTCCTAAGCAGGGCTTTACCTATGTAGAGGCTGACTCTCCTCATCTCCTATCTGGTAAGTCATCAGGTAGATAATTTCCCCGCGCTTTTTTAGTGTTGCTGATGGAAGATACATAGGACGACAGACTGAGGCTCGTAAGGTGTTAATTTGCCTGTGTAGCGTGTAGGTCGACTTTCCCTATGTATCTCTCATTGGTAATACCTTTTACCAATAGAAGGAGCATTATGTTCACACTATCGATCAAGATAGGTTTTACCCGTAAGAAGAAAGAGATGACAGATGTTGTATGTCATCACTGTGGACAGCCTTATCGTGTTCACATAAATAACATCAGAGCGGTCAATTACTGCACTAGTTGTAAGTAATACACCAAATCTTCCCCGCGAAGTTTGAGATGGACAGAGGGCACACTGAATAGGCTGTCGATTGCACGGAGAACTGAATATCTATTGGGGTGTAACTATGAAGATAGATGGAAAGTGAAGAAGCGAAACAGAACGGACTTGGGTGCCTGAGGAATCCTGTGGCTGATAGTTACCTATCCAAGTAAGAGTGGAGTATGTAGGAAAAGACGCGACTGTGCTTACATACAGAATGAAACGACGCAAGAGGGACTGTGGCTGTGAGTCTCACGCAATTCCTTCAGTAATTCAGTGTGCCGTCTATCTATCTCAACCGAGGTAGATGACAGAAGGGAGACGCAGTGTCAGGTGTAGCAAATGCAATGACACTAGAGCGTTTCTATGAGTACAACCCCCCAATTGACCCAGATAAGTCATATTGGTGGGCAGTGGATACTATTCAAGTAGGCGATTATGTAAGATCAAATAAAGATAAATACAACACCCACACATGGCGTGTCGTTGCTATCGGCGCCAATAGTTGGAAGAATATCTCAGTACTAATGGAAATGCCTTCAAACTATACAAAGACATCAGGTATCTATGACAAGTATTGGTCTTATGGTCTCAATGAGAACAATGAGCCGGTGTGTCGTAGAACTATGTATTTGAACAACATCAAAAAAATCAACCCAGAAAAAGGAGAAGATATGTGCCGCTGTCGTTCGTCATATTGTTTTTGCGATAGTGCATTGACATACGAAGTTAATGAGCATTCATTGACTGTTGATGTATCTAAAGGCAAAACAATCCGGCTTACTCTTGAAGAGTGTGCTGAACTAGCATCATTCTTAGGAACTGCCAAAGGCAAGATAAAAGAAGCCAAGCTTGCTGCTCTCAAAGAGCAACAAGATGAGTTGGCTAAGCAACTAGCAGAAGTGGAGTCAATGTAATGTATATTGAGTTCGAGCCACAGACTATCGTGATTATCTGTATCTCATTAGTCTTCATCGCAGCCATCAGAGCATGGCGTAAGTAATTCCCAGAGAAAGGGATACACACTTCGGTGTGGTTGGTCTGACGAGACCTGAGGTAAAACACGTCCCGCGCATCGGGGTATATCTGCGTCTCACCTGAGCATGTGAAGGCTAAACTGCTCACCTAACAGAAGGGAAAGCAATGACTATAACCATAGTCGAATGTGCACGCTGTCAGGAGCCACAAGTATTCAAGCCCATGTCTATGGACTCTGATATACCTGTTGCTTTAGATATATCTTTAGATGGTGGCTACGCAATGTTCGTAGACAACATCTATGCTGAGGGTGGTAAGAACCCTCTGCAATTTACGTTGTGCCACAAGTGTGCCCACGAGTTCACAAAGTTCATGTGTATACCTGAGACCACAGTGTTTAACTGGCACTCAAATACAGAGGAGGAATACTGCAGTGGCTACACCAAAGAATGGTTTAACGAACAGTACGATAAACAAATCGCTTACGTCAAAGAAAACTGGCACAAGCAATTCCCCAACAACCCATTCCCCAACTCTTGATGAGTTAAAGAAAGACCTGTTCATTGCCATTGAAGTTCTCAATGGTTATACAGAGCACGAAGCATTGCTAAATTGGCAGTGCACACAAGGGACATGCCAATGTCCATAACAACTACCCCCGAAAGGAGCCTTCAATGGCAGGGAAAAAATCAGGCGGTTCAAGAAATGATAGCCGACCTAATGGCAAAGCATGGAAAAAGAATCCTGGCCCAGATGGAGTCAAATCCAAGTTTGAGTCTAGACCAGGTCGTATTAACGGTCGCAGTGCAAGCAACCATGAGAAACGTGAAGCCTGGAAAGCAGCAGGCGGTCGTGTTGACCACCCAACTATCCCACACTGGCGCACTGGCAAAGTAAGAAAGGAGACAGTAAGTGTTTCCAATGACGCCTAGCCAATCATGGCTATTCCTGTTCCTATTGTTTTACTCAGTAGGAATTACAGCTCTTGCATACCTATGGCGTAGTAAGTATTATGACTTACAGTCATACCGTATCTTTGAGCGTAAGCAACAAGGATACAAACGCACACAGTTAGACGAAATATACTCACAGTCATTTCTTAAAGACTAGTCTTACACGGAAGGCGGGAGTTCTATTGAACGAAAACCGGCCCTCGTAAGACCGCACCATCATGCGGTATACAAATGTGATGGAGCTTGTATAGATGTCACAGTCTATGCAAGCACGTTGGGCAGGGGCATAATGAGTGGCCAAGAACTGAGGGGGAGCATTAGTAAGAAGTGCCTTCGTTTTGTAAGTGGCTAGGTATCCCATGGGGAAACTACTCCTGGCTGTGCAACCACTCAAAACATCAAACACTAAATGCGTTTGCTGATGACAGCACACCTCGGGGTAACCCACGTGTGCCGAGGCTAGAGTCAGGATACCGTGGGAGGTGGCACCCCTGTCCAACACAAACAAACCGCACAACAGCAGAAGGGATCAACATGTTCACAAAACGTAAGTTGATAAAGCGTATAGAGCGCATGATGGTTGAGCAAGAGCTCGAACTTCATGACCTCGATTCGCAACACAGCAGGGCATACCACAGTGGCATCATAGATGGTCTTGGTATGGCACTCTATGAAGTGTCCCCTGTAGTAGCACGTCGTAATCCAATCAGTATCGTATGGTTTGATGAGGACTATGACGATAATCGTATGACAGAGCGTTATCGTGAAGAAGCATTTGATGCTATAAACGATAGTTCTATCTTCGAAACTGTTGAAGCCAAGTAACAATGGCAATCAGCAAATGGTCTGTTACAGACTATGACACAGCCAGCGTATATCTAAGTGAAGGTCGCAAGAAATGGACTCGCCCTTTGTATATGCGTGGGTTGCGCTTAACTAAACGCAGCAATGGAGACATTGCAATAAATGACAATTGGTCTAACATGACCCCTGTTATTTATCATAAAGACGGAACTGTAACTATAGAAGCCCCAACAGTTGCTACCCACTTTGGTGGGACTTGGCAAACGCTTAGGTCTCAAACTGTTCGTTACAACATCCGCCAGTTCTCTGGTATTAAAGACATCAAACAACAGAACTATCAATGTTATTTGACCTTTCAAGACGCAGAGGTAACCCCACCCAAAATACAAGGTTGTAGAACTTGTAAACAAACCGGAAGAATTGATAGCTGGTGTAATTCAAGTTACTGCAGCAACGAATGGCCTTGTGCAGAACACCCTGAAGCAGTGCAAGGAACCAGCGTATCAAGTTGGCATAAAGTTCCATGTGAACACGGCGTGTTGAATGGACACGAAGTTAAACGAGGACAACAATGCTACTCATGCAACGGGACACGCAAGCGTGACTACGGCAGCAGGTTAGAAACATTTAAGTGGGACGGTTCACCGCTCAAACTTAAAGATGGCAACATAGTTAAACGACCACCAACCGAACTAGAGAAAAGGATCGCAGCATATGTCCAACTACAAAGTTGAATATACCGGTGAGTATATGCCTTCAGCAGGAGATGCGTCTAGTCCGCTACAAGCGGCTACGCAAATCATTCAAGGCTATATTCCATCTAACATAGTAGAGAGTTCATCTCTACCAGAGTTCAGAGATGCAACGCTTGGCTACATCTTGCGAGATGTAACTGACCACGACATAGTGCTACGCGCATTGTCAACCGCATTGCGTAGCACCGAAGATACACAAAAGGTTCTTTGCTACTCTGAATACCTAACAACAATTGCATTCTCTTGGGAGCACAAGCGCCTAGCAGTAGATGCAATGATGCGTAATAGACCAGAGATGACAACACCACACATCTGGTCTGTTGCAGTTGCGCTAAAGAAACAAATGCCTGGCCCTTTCTATCAGACACTAGTCATTGGACAAATGACTGATGCTGAAAGCAAGTGGCGTTCAATGACAGGTATGTAACCAACACAAACACGGCCGCATACAGTCAACCGCAGAAGGCACACAACAAGAAATACTCGTTTAAATACTAAACCAAACCCAAGCCGGAAAGCAATAACCATGGCCTGCGCCGTTATGGTCGATCGTGACACAAAGTCCAACTGACCGTTCTGCCAGGTAGCAAAATCATGTGAGCGAGCCCGTAGTTGCTAATGAGTTCAGTCCCTTTATTACCTTCGTATGTAAGTTGTGTGCAACGCCGTAGGTCACTCACTAGGTGGGTGGCCTACGGCTTCAACCATCAACCAAAGGAGAACAACATGTGCCAAGCGTGTGAGGATAACCACGAAGATGAAGGCAGAGATTGGCAAGATGAATTCAATCAGCTGTCAGAAGTTGAAAAGCAAGAGTTCTACGATTATGCAGTAGGACAACTAACATTTATCATTGATAAAGCCGAAAGTAACGGCGTGTTGTTTGACCTAATTACTAAATGGCCTCGTGAGAAGCAGGTAGCGTTTGAAATGGCTGCCGTTATAGAGAACCGCGTCTTAAATGACGAAGAAGACTAAGTTTCCTTAACAAATAGTTAGGGAATGTCATAGCAATATGACAAACGATTCCATTACCAAAGAAGGGGTAAAAGCTATGGATATCGCTGTATTCACGGAGTCATATGAACCAACTATGGGGGCAAATCGCCGTCAGGTTCTAATCACTCCACATGATGGAAATGTACGTATCTATTCACGTAACACAGACGGGACTAAAGGCCCTCACAATAAGTGGGAGGAAACAGACCTAGATAGTATTACTGGAGAGATATCTACAGGTGAGTCATTAACACGAACACCAGTTGCTGTGTACGTTACAGCAGCAGATGAGCGTGCAATGACTAGCAAAGGCTATTCCCCAGTCCTTGGCACCAAGGCATGTCAGGCACATACAAAAGCAACAGCTAACACTGACGCAACATCATTCGTAGATCGTATTTGCGAACTGTATGAAGCAGTAAGTAATGGTGATGATTCGCTTGAAGAATATGTAATTGACAATCGTCGTATGCCAGGCTCGCCTGTTCCAATGGGTGTTGTTCCAACACAAACAATCCCCGCACCAACCATCACACCAGTCACAGAGACAGTTGTTCCTACAACCTCTGCACAACAAGGAGCAGTGATTAACGCAGCGCTTGCTTCAGTGCCACGCATTGAACTTGCTAAGCGTTATGTGCATAGAGATATCTGGTCCCGTCAGGACTTTGAAATCTTTGACCATGCACGTTCACAGAACATCAACGTCCTTATCTACGGCCCAACCGGCCCAGGTAAGACTACATCTGTTGAAGCATGGGCTGCTGAACGCGGCTTACGCATGGCAACAGTATCTGGTAACGCTTCAATGGAGCCAAGCCAGATGACTGGTAAATATGTATCTGATGGCAATGGTTCATTTGCATGGATCGATGGCCCAGTTACAGACGTTGTTCGCAATGGTGGCGTCTTATTGCTCGATGAGGTTAACTTCATCAGCCCTAAGATTTACACAGTTCTATATTCATTGCTAGATGGTCGTCGTAACATTACGTTGCTAGACCACCACGGTGAGACTATTGAGGCTAATAAAGACCTCACTATCTTTGCCACAATGAATCCAGATTACATTGGCACAACACCGCTCAACTTTGCATTCCGCAATCGCTTTGATATCCAAATCCCATGGGATTACGATGACAAAGTGGAGGCTAAGTTGGTTACATCTAAAGCCTTGCTAGTAGTTGCTAAACAACTTCGCGTTGAAGCAGGCAAAGGTCAGTATGAAACACCAATCTCAACTAACATGCTTCAGGAGTTTGTCAACTTTGTTGATGCTCTTGGTTATGAGTTTGCAGTTGAGAACTTTATCGCTCACTTCTCTGCTGACGAAGCAGCAAGTGTGCGTCTTGTATTCCAGACACACGAGCACAATATCAAGACTGACTTTGGTATTGAGATTCCTATTGTCGTGGAAGAACAACCTGAAGGTAAATCACCTGAAGAACAACTTATGGAGTGGGCTGGACAATACGCTTCCCATAATGGCGTTATCTAAGAAAGGTAACCATGTATCAAGAACAGCTGGAAGATAACAGCTATTACGGAGAAGCCAGAGATGAGGATACACAAGAACGTGCTATCCGACTCAATGCTCTTTGTCGTGTCTATGAACAGGCCGACAGAGTATTAACTGGCGACCCCGTGCTAGTGCACGTTATGCCTGATGGCCCCGCACCAGCGTGGTCTGATGGCGCAGCCATCTATATCAATGTTAATGAAATTCAAGACATTGATTTAGAAACATTGACGCAGGTGAACGGCTTGAACTATCACGAGCTGTGTCATCACTTGTATACGCCTCGCAAAGGCACAACCTTAGTCCAATGGATTCAAGAGCAAAACTACTTCCAAGCGTTTAATATCTTGGAGGACCAACGCATCGAGACTCTATTCGTAGCAAGGTATCCATCAATATCACCATACCTAACAGCAACAGTTGCTCGTTGGCTTGGTGGTTCTGAAGACACAGGCGGTAACTACCTCTGCATTCGTGGTCGTCGTTATTTACCTGTGGATATTAGGCAAGCATTCAGAGATGAATTTGCATTTCCTGAGCTAATTCCTAATATCATTGACATCGTAGACAAGTATCGTTTGCTGGCTTTCCCCAAAGATTATGAAACAGCAAAAGTATTAGTCGAACGACTCCACAAAGAAGTTCTAGTTCCAATGGGACTAGATGGACAATCATTCGGTGGCGGTCCTAATGGATGTGGAGATCGTGCCCCAGTAGGTAAAGGTCGTCCTGAACCTGGCAAGGCACAAGAGAAAGATGCTGCACGTGCTTGCGGTATGGGAACTAAAGAATCTACTTTTATTCCTAAACCTAAACAATCAGAGCCATCTAATAATGATGGCAATAGTGCAGGCAACACTCCAACACAAACAAACGACGGCTCCGGCCCATACATACCACAAAGCACACAAGAGGCTCTAGATATTAGAGACCAACATGTGAACACACCAACATCACCAACAGCAGGAACTGGCCATGTAAAAAGCATGGGTGGTGTTCCTAACCATATCGATGACATGTTGAATGACGCTATCAATGAAGTGCTTGATCGTAAAGATGTTCAAGCCGACATTAAAGCCAAGCAACGTGTAATCGTGGGCGGTGATGGTAAACACGAAGATGTCACCAAGCGTGGCAAATTCAGCAGCACATCTGTGCCACAAGAAGCAATCATTAACTATCGTAAGTTCGCTAAAGAACTACAACGGTTGCGTGATGATTCAGAACCAGCATGGTCTAAAGAAACTCCATCTGGTCGTCTTAACGTGCAGCGTGTAATCAGAGGCTGTGAGATTGACCAAGCCTTTGATCGTTGGGAGGAAGGCGATGATGGTTGCGATATTGAAGCAGTCATCCTTGTCGATCGTTCCGGCTCAATGTCTAGTGGACAGAATGATAAGAAAGCATCTATTGCATGCTGGACTATCAAACGAGCACTAGAACACATTCAAGCACCGGTAACAGTCTATGCATTTGATGACCAAGCCGAAGTTGCTTACACCCGCACCGAACATGCTCACAAAACTGAGTATAAGTTCATCTATGGCAATGGTGGAACAGAACCGTATCCAGCATTGCTAGCCGCTGAACAGCTTCTCATGTCTTCTCGTAAGAAGAACAAAATGCTGTTTATAGTTACTGATGGTGTGTTCAACACAAACAAAAATGACGAGCTAATTGAGCGTATCTCACGCCGTGGGATTCTTACTGCAATGACCCTCATCATGAACGACAAAGAGTTCAAATACTATGTGGAAGATAGCAATCAACTAACCCTTGAAGGCTTAAAGCACAAGTCTGAAGTCTTTGGTCGAATCAGTAATGCCCAAGACCTGCTTCCCTTTGCACGACAGGTTGTTACATCTGCAATCCGCAAACGATCAAGAATACGTTAGGAGTAATAATGTTCACAATATGGGATGAAGTAACAAGCACGTTAGTTGAAACATTTGATGATTATGAGTCAGCAGAAATGTTTTTATTGCACGTGTCAGACCTGTTACCCGATGGTGGGGCTAACCTAACCATCGAACCAATATCTACAGTTCAAGATTGGGCTATGGATAACGGCATCGTGTTAGATGGAGTCATGTCATGAGTAAATATGAACTCTATCAAACATCTGAACAAATGAAATTGCAGGAAGATGCTCAGTATGCTGCATACCGAGAGAAAACCCGCAAACTGCTCAAAGAGCACAATGCAGAAGACCTATTACCAATGCTAGGACTAGAGGAGCAAACAAATGAGTGAACAACTCAAAGCACAACAAGAGTTCGTCAATCGTTCGGGTGAGTGCACATGCATTGTGTACCACCCAGTTGGCGAAGAATACCAACGAGTGTTCATGGAATGGACACGCACTGGCAAAAGTAGCATGGCTATGGCTGCCCAATTGTTTAGTGAATGTGGCACCAGATGAGCATCACTATAACTCGTAAAGAAGCGTGTGAACTAATAACCTTACACGTAGGTGTTCCTGTAGATGAAATCATGGAAGAAGCACGAACACGGATGATCTTTGCTGTTAACAATGACATCCAAGTTAGAGACTTCTTTATGGGCTTGCCTGTTAAGCATGATATGAAAGATGTATTAAAACTATCTACATTCTTAGCAGGTATGGCAAAGCAAGGAGAAGATGTTCCTTTCTTTACCCTAACTGGTATGTTTGCATATGAAATGGGAAATGACCAACTATGTAAGTTGTCCTTAAACTATGCAGAAAAGAACAACCCAAGTTATTCCTTAACACACTTATTAAAGAGAGTAATTATGAGTGGGTGGCCAAGGGAATCTTTTCTTACTATGCGTAAAGAACTTCACCAAAAAGTTCTGGAGCAATGTTACGTTACAGAACCTGACTATCTAATCACGGAGGGTGAAGATGCCTAACTGGTGCACCAATACCTTGCTTATAAGTGGGGAGCCAGATGAGGTTCAAAGGTTGTTAGATACAGTTGAAGACGGCAACTCAAGCCTGTCTTTAAGTAAATTAATAACAACCCCAGAAGAACTAAAAAACACAACAGCTCCATCAAGAAATCCTGAGGAAGAAAAACAACGCCTTAGAGATTTGTATGGCGCAGTTGATTGGTATGACTGGCAAGTAAATAACTGGGGAACTAAGTGGGATGTAGAAGCACGTATCATAGGTGATACGCATGCTAACGTCAATGTCTCATTCCTTAGTAAAGTAAAAGAAACTAAACGAGTAGTAACCATGGAGTTTGATAGTGCGTGGGCGCCACCCACACCAGTAATCAAACACATGGCAAAACAATTCCCCAACACAAACATTTACCATACATACGACGAGTCGGGAAGTGACTTTTCTGGCTATCACATGTATAGTAATGGAGAATGCGTGAAAGAACAAGAAACAGAGTCGTTCTCGAACCTTAAGTTCTATTATGAACCTAATGAGGACATCTTTGATTATTTCCCAGACAACGAATAGGGGGAAGTGAATGAAACCACATCACTTGAATATCACGTTTGACGTCAACATTGCCCCATGGCGTATTGATGATCCAACGGACTATAAAAATGCTGATTGGTCATTATGGGTATTCGATAGAAACCTAGGGCAGTGGGTTCCACATACCGAGTGGAAACGTCCCGGGGAGTCTTGCAAGATTATCCAGATTGAAGTAGTAGATGAGTGAAGCCTCCGGTAGCACTCCGGAGGACTCCAACTGAAGGCGTGAACTCTGAGCTTTAAGAGTTTACGTGTATAGTCTATATCATAATAGAAGGGAAAAATACATGTTTGAAATAGGATTCGCTAGCGGAACTATTAAAGACAAACATATACGAAAACTAGTGGCTGCATTAGAAAATGCAGGGCTAGAAGTCACGGTAACCAAGGGTAAACAACACATCCGTGTCGAAAACCCCGAGACACATAAGGTAGTATTCTTCGGTGGTAACTCGCTTGGGGACTGGAGAGCCGCAAAAAACATACTGAGAGACCTAAAACAAGTAGGTTTCAATGAAGATATCAAACTAGGTTAGGAATAGCACATGGCTAAAATAACAAAGACACTAACTGCAACACTAACAAAGAACACCGCAGTTGAGAAGGGTGGAGCATGGCTCCTTACAATCGATTGCTGTGATGACGTAACACATTCTGCGTGGGCTAACCCATCAGCAGCAAAGCGTTACCTGAAGGCATACGTGCAAGAAAATACCCCACGTAAGTCAATTAAGATGGTAGTTGGTGCTACCAATGAAGCTGGAAAACCAACACACCTATCGGGTGAGCTAAGTTGGAAGGCAGACGCGTAATGGATTACGAAACGGTTATGCCATTTAAATCAATTAATGACATAGTTAAAGAAATCAAAGAAGGAACAGACGAACCTCTTTATGAGTTTACTTCTGCAACTTTTGGGGTTTCTGAGGAAAAACAATGCGGATGTGGTCATTGCACTTGTGGTGACCAAGAATGATTACCGCAACAGTTACGTATGAAATACCTGACGGTATTGATGCTAAGGAGTTTGTAGAAGTTGTTACAGGCGCTGAATCATTTAATACCAGCTACGTGGCATTTCTTCTTGAATTAAAAGATGATGCCCATTTATCTATTCCTGTCTCATTTAGCTGGGGGGATGAAACAAATACCCACGGCATTGGTAATGGAAGTCTGGAGCTATGTGAAATAGGTCCAGATGAATGTGAGCATTGGGAAACTGAAGAATAAGACACAAAGCAAATGGCCCCTCGTCTCACGACGGGGGGCCAAATGTTTGTGTTGGCGTTTTTAGGAGTCGATTTCGTCGTCTAGAAATAGATCTTCTAGGTCTTCAATATCTTCCTCTTCCAACTCATCAATGATGTCTTCAAAGTCTTCTTCAAAGTCCTCATCAAAAAGGTCTGGATTTAGATCTTCCATTGCAACTCTCCCAGTACTAGTAGGTATGAAAATCGTACACTATTAATTATTATCTTTAATCAGTTTAACTTCACAGGCATCTGTGGTGCAGTACGCCTCCCCAACAGCATCTGCGGCCATACCTGCGTACACACCGGCAAAGTCAATTGGGAACAGTTTCATGCGAGCCTCTTCATACTCACTCTCAGTGATCTGAGTGTATGGCATCTGTGGGTATACAGTGTTACCCATAGGCAAGAACGAAACCGTCTTCAGCTGACCATCATGCATGTGAAGGATAGACGCAATAGAGTCTGCTTCCTTCTCAGGGTCAAAGGTCACAGTTACAGATACAGAGTTATCTGACCAATAGCGTTGCGTTACAACGGCAAGCGCTACCTTTTCATGTACAGATACTTCTTTCTCAGCACGTTTTGCACTGGTTTGGATAGGGAAGAACACGACCGAAGTTGTATCTGGTGATTCAGATGCTGGCTCTACCTGATAGTTTGCCATTCTGAATAATGGGAGCATTGGGTCAGAGTTAGCAAAACGAATAGCTCTATTAAAGAACTTACCTCCGGATGCCCAGTGAACTCCAGGAGACTCACCGGCAAGAATGGATACGGTGCCAGATGGCTTGACTGTGGTCATCTTGATTGACTGACGAATACCCAACCATTCAGAATACGACTCGTCGTATCCCTTGACTACAGCGTAGCCCTCATTGAGCCAGTCACGGAGAATAGTCCAGCCATTGTTGTCAGCAAAGTTAGCAATACCAGAAATTGAGGTTCCGATACGGCGGTTACGTTGCATGATTGCGTTAGTTTCTTCCCAGTGAGTAGGGAGAAGTGTCACAGTCTTGGCGTATAAGTAGGCAAACTTTAGGGTGCGCTTGAAGTCCTCTAACGAGTCGTGCCTATTCAAGTAAGTCTCTACCAATGTACACATTTCAAAAGATTCTAGGCTTTGCTCAGCGCATGGGTTATACCCAGCAACACGCCAATCTTTATTGTTAGGTGGATCAATCAAACGACCGTATTTGCGTGAAACATCCATCCAGACCACTCCTGGCTCGCCGTTGCGAACAATGCCATCAATGATCTTAGAGAAATCAGAACCTACTTTTGCCTCAACAGAGTTGTTAGACATCCAAGCCCATCCCGGATTCTTATGATCATAAGAGTTGCGCTCAGGATAAACTTCAGCATTCTTTAAGTTCAAAAAGTCCTCATCATCAATTCTACCGATGAGTAGCTCAGCTGACCTACGTACGTTTCCAGATACAACACAAACCCCGATTAGGTTGCCAATATCAGCAATGTCCTTACGGGTTAGTTTTTCTCCTGCACGTCCCTTAAAAATTCTATGAATATAGTTGTGTAGTCGTTCTAGCGGTTCGTGTCCTGCTGCGGTTCCGCCAAACGTTTTGATTGGAGTGCCTGCTGGACGGATTTCTTTGTAATCAAATACTGGAGCCTTGCTATCTGGCTTGAGGTAAGCATTGATGACGGACGTGACGGATTCGACCCATCCTTCTCGGGTGTCTGGTACAACATATGTGTCTCCTTGATTTGGTTCATAGATAGTGAAGTCCTTGTCAGCCCCCTTATCGTCGAACCCTACTCCGACACCTAACATGGATGCTTCCATTAAGAAAGCAAATGGTTTTGCTGGGTTGAGCTTCGTCATCTCAGTTGTAGAAACGAAAGCACAATTCTGTAGTGCGGCAGAGTTCCTCTGCTCATTAACAATTGGAGTTCCCATTACCCATAGTCCGCGTCCTGGCGGTGTCCACTTCAATTGGAACAACCGGTCAAATGCTTCTTTGGCTGATGATGCAGCTTTAGCATCTGACCAAGGTAAGCGTTGGGATTTAGCGTGGTCTTTTTGAAGGGAATACATTCCGTTGATTACGCGTTCGCAAACTTCAACCCAAGTTTCTTTAGTACCGTCCTCTTTAAGACGAGAGTATGTTCGCAAGAAAGTAATTTCTCCGACACTATTTCCCGCTGCGTCAGAATACCCCCAAGGAACAGTCTTACCTTTGTATGAGTTGACGAAATCCTCGGCTAATTTAAAAGAAAACAAAATAGTACCCTTCTCTAAAATGATGGTGTATTTACATAATTAATCTATGTGATCAGAGATTATTCTAGTGGTATTCTCCTCAGAAATCCCACCGTTCGGTAACTCCTTTAGGGTGTTAGCTTTATCACCAAACAAAGCTGACAGTACACCGCCCGAAGTCTGACGTTCTACGGTCAATTTGACAAACTCTTTATTTTCTTCAAGTTCTTTCAAACTCTTAACAATCTTAAATAGTCTATCAATCTCTTGCCCAGTGTTAGGATCCGGGTACCCGCCGTTTAGTTCTTCAGCAAATCGAGCAAATGCAACACGAGCACCTTGCATCTCAATGATGGCATTTAACAAACCCTTAAGTTGGTCTTTAGTCTTTACCTCTACTGGCAAATTGAAAGCACAAGTATTCTGTGGCTTAAATGCAGGGCAGTTAGCAGCAACAAAACATGTATCGCATTGTCGCAAACTAGTGTGGGTAGTTTCAATGATAGGAACGTCTCTTATCAGGTCTCTGCCGTCGCTATCTCTATCCAAAACTGTCTTAGTATTTACCGAAAATACTGGCAAAGTACGCGTTTCTGATGCATCTCTTGCTACTACAGCAGGGCGTTCTACTGCAGAATCTTTCCGCACCTCAACACCTCTGTTATCAGGGTCTATACCCATAGTTTCCGCAGAACCTGGACTATCTATGTCCACACTGTTATCAGATAACTTCTCATCATTTACCACAGTTAGGTGTGGTGGCTTCTTTTTATCCAACGATTTCTCCAGCTCTAGGTATGACCAAATGGCGAGGCGAGTTACCTCATTACTATCATCATTAAGAATCTTATCGAAGTCTAGTCCCGCTTTTTGTATAACGTTCTTATAACGGGGACGAGCCTGGTCTTTTTGTTTCTTCTGATATCTGACTAGTCTAGTGGTATCCCAGACAATAGTTTCACCTCTCATCATTGGAGATAGCCACGATAAAGTGCTTGCGGTTTCCAACGGAACCTGGCGAAGGTTGTCAGGTTTGGCACAACCTAGCCCGTGGAACTTTGTTCCAAACTGGCTTTGTAGGGCCCTGGTGCGGCCTGAGAGCGTTGTATCGCTATCTATGGTCTCTCCGAGTAGGGCAACATTCTCCCATTGTTCAGAGAGCGAGAACAGGGCAGCATGCCCCATTTCTGGTTTCCATACTGGCCAGTATTTGTCTTGAAGCTCAAATCCTAAGGTTTTTCTCTGGTCGGATATCCACTCAGATCCGAGTACTTGGGAGTCGAACTCAATTACCCCAGCAATATGATCATAGTTATTGGCAATGAAATCCTCAAAGGATGCCGCGTAATCCTGCAGCTCACGGGTGCTTAACCCAGCTGCATCTGCGTGCCGGCCGCCGCCATCTAGATAGACTTTAACGTCGCTTGGGTATTTCTCTGATAATAGATAGTTCTTGGTTTTTGGCAACCCTCGTTTAGCTAGGCCCCAGTAGCTAACGGATATGTGCTGTACACCCGCATCAATCAACAACAGTCTGTGGGAGGGGACTTCGCCACCCATAAATACTAGGTTCATTCAAATCTCTTAACATTGCTTCCAAGTTGAGCATCCATAAGCGCTTGACGTTGACGCTCTACCTCATCAGCCAGGTCTTGCCACGGCCGTACATCTCGGCTTCTACGAACAAACTTAGGGGCAGCAAAGAGCATAGTTGGTACGCCTTTAGATAAAGCGTAAGCACATCGATCTGCATCTGGATCTACAAACAAGTCGACTCGACCTTGAGCTTGAGCTATAGCTAGCTGCCGGGAACGTAGGTCTTGGCCTTCAAAGAAGTATCTATTATCATAGATATCTCCATACCCAACTATGAGGTTAGTACGCAGCCAGTGCTCTGTTAGTTCAGGGCTATGATCCGAGGCAATGATGACCCGGTAATTTTCTGCAAGAATACGATAAAGCTTGACGCCCTCTGCTATTGGATCGCCTACTTCTGTTCTTAGTACTCCGTCTAATGCTACGAATGCTGTGGCCATTTAATACTCTAACAATCCCACTTTCTAAGTGCTAGTGCCTTACGAGTTGGCTTGCCATTTTTTTCCATTGGCCCAGGCATACCGCCCATGCGTGCACAGAAAGATTTACGACGTGCTGCTGATTTAGGAGACTTCTTTGCTTGTTTTGCAGATACTGGTGGCTTAAGGTTGTGTCCTTCTGCTTTAGCAGATGCACGACCCTTTGCATTTAATCCACCTTCAGGGTTCTTACCCTCTTTACGTTGCCATGCTGGTGACTTAGCCATGGATTCTCCTTATCAGTGTGTCGGTATCTGGTAACTCTATGCCATAAGTCTGAAGTTGTTGCTGCTTATCTGCTTCTGTTTTTGTATCTTTTATTGCTCTTAATGCTTGAATAGCGCCAGAACGCTTGCCGGCTTGCCACCTATAATTATTGAAGTCTGAGTATCCACCGCCAATTTTGCTAAAAGCAATCTTTCTTCCGGCGTGGATATCATCAAAAAATGTAGCTGCTTGGTCAGTCGCTAACTTTAGTCTGCGCTCTGCGTTCAATCTATGAGCAGGGTTAGTTGCTCCCCTTACCTCTGCTAAAGCATCGGAGTACCGGCTAACAAGTTCTTTTGCCATCTCGTGGTCTCTGTTTGCTTTTTGTTCCCAAGCACGACTGTATGGTGGTTCTGGGTTCTTATCTGGCTGCACAGTCCAGATATCACCAATTAAGTCATAGGCTGCGTATGGGTTGATATCTCTAATATCTGATTGCTCGTTAACGTAGTACGTTAATTCATAACCTTCCCAGTTACGGGTCTTTGGCATAAGTTCTTTGTTAAATCCTTCGTTTAGTAACGACGCAATTTCTTGATTTGAAAACCCTGCGTACTCAGTGTTGGTTTGTCTAAAAAGAACATAGTTAATTCCAACTAAACAATCTAAGTCTCCTGGTTCCCGTGCAGCTTCCCACTGGTAAGAAACTCCAGATCCGGCAAGCCAAGCTTTAGTCCAGGTGTGCGGCGAAACAAAATGTTGTGCTAAATAATCAAAGAGCATTGATAGTACGCCAGTGCGAACCCACGGTTTTAGACCCTCATTATCAAACAGCTTTGGATCTAGCTGTTCTGAAGGCCTACTGAAGTAGGAGGTGGCAATGGTCATAGTCCTATTCTTTCATAACAAAACAAAAGGCAGGCCCCTAAAGGCCTGCCCGTTGTTAAATTATGCTTACTTATCTTCAGATTGCTTCTTCATTTCTAGGGCTTCTAGACGAGCAATTGTGTACTCAGCGGCTGCTTGAGCTTGAAGGTCAGCAAGAATTTCAGATGCATAGCGGCGAACCTCTAGCAAAGTAATTTCCTGTTCAATGGGCATAGTAAACAGATCTTTGTTGCGTTCAACAAATACGTGGCCATCGACATCAATCAAAACTGCAAAGGCAGTCTTAATCTTTGGATTTTCAAATTGTGCTTCAGGACTTAGGGTTTCAAAAACCTCTTCTGTTGCTTCGTTTACTGGACGGTCTTCTGACACGGGTTTCTCCTTATTCATACATTCCAGCGGCCTTGCGCTGCTGGGTTACTACGTGGGACTTAACAGGACAAAAATCACAAAGAAACACGTTAGTGCCTGCTGACTTAGCAGCCGACATCAAACCTGCTTCTTTACGAAGTTCAGCGGTGTTCTTTGGAACAAGCCGCTTGTTCTTTGCTCGCCAATCATGGCAGCCTTCTTTTGGTCGAAGGTGCTCACTATAGCACTTCATGGCGTCGTCATAGAACGTTGCCTTAGTAGTGTAATAGTCTGGGTCAATATCTGCAAGACCTCCACCGACCTTGTTACGTAAATTCTGAATAACTTGCTTCTTGACCTCAGGACGTGAGTAAAGCTTTACTCCGATCTTAGATAGGAATCCGTTGTGAGGAATACCAGCAGACTCGTGTTTTTCAACAAGGATCTGCAAAGTTACGTCATCATCTGGGTGACCTTCAAAGTCAGGAAGTTCTTCAATTGTTTTACAATTGTAACAATACAACAAACGAATTTTAGGACCATCGTCCTTAATCTCTGTGTATGTTCCTTGATCAGCGGGTTGTCCACCCTGACCTAAAATAGGCAATGACATATTATCCTCCAATTAGTAGTGACATCCTACTACAAGTTTGGAGTTTTACCTACTTCGAAAGCAGCAGAACGTGCCTCACGGGAGGCATTTTTGCTGGCCTCAATATTACGTAAACGTTCAGCCTCAGTATTTAAAGCAATATCTGCGGTTATTTGTTTAGATCTACGAGCTTCTCGTCCAGCGGCAAAGCGCTCAATAATACCAACTTCAGGAGCTTCTTGTTCTAGCCCTGTAAGGGTAACTTCAATCCTTCTATTATTAGTCTTAGAAAAACCTCTAGGACGAATGCCCTCTACCGGAATACCTGCAGCTGCACGTTCTTCGTGAGACTTACGAAATTCTGGGTTAGCCGCAATCTCTGCTTCTGTGTAACCTGGCAAGTTTTCATTGCTAGTGTCCCAAGCCTCAGTAGTAACTTTTTTCTTACGTCCACCTTTAGGGTTAGGCGCACCCGCCTTATTTATTCCAAGTCTACGTGTAGATGTTGGCTTACTTTCTGAACTTCCATCAGGGCTTTTAACGCCAGCCAAATAATAATTTTTAGTGTTGCCTTTCCTAGCGCCAGGTACTTCTGGGTCTACCTTGCGACGTAAAGAAGATACATAGGCGTTTGATTCACCTAAAGTCATATCTGTACCGTCTACATCAATTGTAGGTTCAGCAACATAGTGGCCGCCGCTAGTACGTGCACGTTCTAGTGCACGCTCTAAAGTAGATGCTTGTTCTTCTGGGGTACGACGTGCGTTTACCTCTTCAATATGGCTAGATCTTTCTCCGCCACCTTTACCAAGTTCTTCGCTTTTACGACCAAATAAAGCATCTTCTCCACGCATACCCTTGTTATAAAGAGCACGTTCTAAGTAAGTACGCTTTTCTCGTTCTTGAACTCCACGCCATGCGGCAAACTTGCCTACATCTTCTGGATGTATACGTCGTTTGCTAACGCCATACTCTCCACGACTAACGCTGTTCTCTATGATCTTTCCTAGATGTGCGTCGCATACTGGAGTTTGTTGATCTTCAGATTCTCCCTGAAGTTGTACAAAATGTGTTGCTGGTCCTGAATGACCTAGCGCCATTGAATGAGTAGCTTCGCAATCTAAATGACCTTTAATTACGTGAGTTTGTAGTTCTGGACTAAAAGACTGTCGTTTAATGGGGTCCATTAAATCCGCAGTATCTGCGGTTGATTGAGTAGCGCCGTGTTCTACTTTTTTATAAGTATTTTTTTCAGACAACTGGGTTGTGGCAGGAACACTTTGGCGTTCTTCAAAACTTAACTCTGCCATTATTCACCCTTTAGTTCTTTAAAACGTCTATTCTCTCTAGCAACATTAATAGATACAACGTTGGATGGCCCACTTAAATTAAACTGTTTTAAATGTTCTGCACGATCTCCGTTACGTTGTGAACGGATAGCGGGGTGCATTTCAGCGTAAGCTTTCCCTGGAATAGGGACCCAATGAGAGTTGGGTTCAGTAAGGCCAACAGTATCGGAAATTTTCCGTACGTTGTCCTTTACTTTTTCCCACTTATCATTAGCCATTTTTAATAATTAGCGCCCATTTGGTTGTTAGTAATATCTGCAACCGGCATAGGAGCACGACGAGCTGAAGAAGACTTTCCTGATAAAGGGTTTACCTTTGTAGTAGCTTCTTGCTCAATAAAGTCATAGTTCCAATAAGGGTTAAGACCACTGCGGTTTGCTCGCATGATGTCATCGCCAGTTGAAGGATCAGCTACTGTTGTATTAGGACGCACCTTACGGTACTTACCATCAGTTGCTCCATCATTCATAGATGTGTTAAGAGAGCGTGATTTGTTAGTTGCCATTACTTTTTATCCTTTTCCTGGTCATAGAGTGGGTGAACTTCTTTTACGCTTGAACCAGCAGCGTATTTTGAAGATGGGTTGATAGCTCCACCCATAGCCTCACGAGCACGTGATGCGGCTGCAACACGCTTTACAATGTTTTCTCTACGAGGTACTTTCATTGTTAGTCCTTACCTGTAGTAACTTCGTACTTGCCGTCTTGTTCGATAATGCCTTTAGCGTGAGCAGCAGAAGATGCTCCCATAGGTGTTACAGAACCAGACCAACTTCCGTCTTTAGCTCGAACACTGTGGGTAAATGTTCCACGCTCTTTAGCGTTTTCTCTACGAGGTACAGAACTCATTTTTTGCCCGCTTTCTTTTTTTTCTTGGCTTCTTTCTCTTTTTCAACATCTGCTTTAGTCTTTACCTTAAGCGGTACGACCTTGTACTTAGCAGGTTTGCCGTCTGGAGTCTTAATAACCATTTTCTCAGTATCCCTCTTTTTTAATTAATTGTCAGCCTGTTTGTTGTTTGCGTATTCTAGGACGAATAACCTTTTTAGTTCTAGAAACGTATTTTGGAGTATTACGGCGCCGAGCAACAGCTTGCTCAGAGCCAGGGTTAAGTTTATTAGACTGGCCTGAAGTCCAGCTGCCTGAAGACTTTCTTTCCCAGCTTTCTACTGAGCTAAAAGTCTTTGTTTTACCTGAAGGTTTTGAAACTCTAGGCTTGGGTGCGCCTGAAGCAGTCTTAGGCTTGCTACGACGAGGGGGTTTGCCACCTGATTTAGCGCTCACTCATGGCTCGTTTCATATGCTTACCGTAAAGTCCATTGCGGCAAGTTGGGCACATCTTCCCATCTGTGTACATTGCTTCAACTGGGGTCATAAATAGGCCGCACTTAGGACACTCAACGCTACCATCATAGATAGTTTCGTTGCTGTAAATTTCTTTTACCATACCGACTCCGATACGTTTCGGCTAGTTCCTTGGTATGAAGTAGGGGATTGTGAGTAATCAGTTCTTGTTGGCTGGAACTGTGTGTCCACGTCCATTACGTCCATAATTCCAATAGCCCGTGTACGGTAACCGTAACGAGGTGGGAATAGCTGTATCTGTGGAAGAGGTGGACGAACAATGTCTTGAACCATTTCTTTAGGAAGGGTTACTGAGCGCACAGCTCGTGTGAGCAAAGCTTCCTGCGTATCTTTAAATGGTCCCATGTAATCATAGCGAATGCCGGGATCTTCAGAAGTTATAGGGCGACCCTTACTATGATCATAAACTGAATCTTGGGTCAGCACTATTTACACCCGCACTTATTCTTACGCATTTTCCACCACATCCATGCGTGATGAATAGCCATAAGGCCCATAATAATCCACATTAACTGCATTTCAGTTATTCCACCACCAGTGGTTAAAAGCATTTGCTCGTGGTCATGCATTATTGGTACCTAGGTTTCAAGTGTTGGAAGTGGGCTGCAGTTCTTGGGTTAAACTCTGCTGGAACTGTAGATGAAGTATTAGCTTTACCATCATTAACTAGATGAGGTGCGGGCGCAAGATTTTGACGTGGCGCATTTCTACGAACATACATAAGCATGCTACCGTCACTATCATCAATCTTTGCCGCAACCTTTAATCTACGATCTGGTTTTAAACCATCTGGCCAAGCATACTCACCCGGATCAATTCGTTCGCCCTTATGAACTCCGCGTTGATAACCGCGTTGGTTCTGGCGAGACTTAAGTGAATCGAGGACTGTATCTGAAGTTGCGTAAGGCTTGCCTTTATCGTCACGACGAGAACGAATTGTTCCTAGGTATCCATCTGGATACTCAGCCTCCGGTGTCCTTCCCACACCCATACGTAAAAAGTCCATGGAGCTTCGTGGTACAACAGGCGTGCCTCCACCACCAGTGGTGGTGTAAGCGCCAATATAACCGCTGGCTCCAAGGTACTGCCAGTTTTGATGTGAGGAAGGCATACCTAAAGTTTACTTCTTTTTAGGGGCTGCGGCTTTCTTAGTTGCCTTCTTCTTTGAGTCATCCAAGATGGCATTAAGTTGCTTTGTAATCTCTGGAAGAGCAATTTTGGTGATTAAACCAAATGCTGGGTCCTTTGGGTTAAGCGCACGAAGCGCTACTGGGATTACGGCTACTAATCCGGCTGCAATAAGACCCTTTGGATCAGTATTGCCTGTTACCCATAGAGCTGCTGCTGCAGAAATAAATGCACGGCCGTAAGAGGCAAGTGCTGCTGATAGTTTTGGATCTAGTTTCATAGTTACTCCTTGTTGTTTCGTTCTGCGATCATAATGTATAGATCGTCAATTCTTGATTCTAGCCTATTAACGGCGTCTTTTAAACTGCTACCAGAATTTGGCTTAAGTTCGGATAGGTAATGTTTAACCATCCACCGAATCATTATTGCAAATGCGCCGATTAAAGAAGTTATTGAGAGCGCAAACGCTGCCCAGTCTTGAGGTGTCATTAAGTCTCCAAGAGATCAAGTTGTATGCGCAACTATGATACATAAAATACACCGCGTCATGTTAAAGTATGAACATAGTTAAGAAGGAGAAAAAAATAAACCTACTGCGCCTATTCGCAGCACTAATCCTTACACTATTCCTCTTTATATTGGGACAATATTCAGCACACGCCGAAGAACCAACCGTAACTACGGTTGTAGTCAGCCCTGCCTCCACAGATTCTTCTCCAAATCCTGTGACTTCTCCTGCTCCCGTAGTAGTTGTTGTGACAACAAGCGATACTTCGACTTCCACGGTTCAGACCACTGGATCCCCCCAACCAACCACCCAGACGCAAACCCAAACAGTATTAGTAGTTCCAACTGTAACCTCCGTTCAAGAAAAAATTGAGGTTGCAACTGTAGCACTATCTACTGCGGTAGCCGTAGCTACCCCTGAGCAACAGTCTGCTGCTGCAGCCCCTGTGGTAACAGCTCAAGCAGATATTACAACAGCAACGACCGCGGTTGCGGTAGCCGTGACAGCAGTTGCAGCCGTAGATACTCAAACAGCAGTAGTAACGCAAGCCGTTACTAACGTAGATTCAGCTACAGCAGTAGTGGCTACAGCAATAACCGCAATGGATTCTCAAACAGCGGTAGTAGCAACAGATACAGTTGCAGTAGCAACAGCCACAACTGCTTTACAAGTAGCAACTACGCTACCCGCTAACGCTATTACCTATACAACACCTGGTTATGTAGCTCCAGTTGCCCCAGCCGTTCCTACTGTTACAACAACAGTTCTTCCAGCAATGGGGGATGACGCTGCAAAAATAACAACCCCGTTTGATATTAAAATGGGAACAACAGTATTTGAAGGACAGGGAACAAACAGTCAGATATATGTAAGCCCTAAAGGAATTATTTCATTTGGTGGAAAAGATTACACATATTGGGACTGGCCTAACATGAAGCCAAACGGTATTTATGTATTTCAATCCGACTTTATGAGCAGTGGTACAGGTGCAAAAATTACTGTTACTACAACAGAGACCACTTTAAGCGTGGATTGGGATGTTCATAAATGGGGAGATAGTCAAGGTCCTCTTACTAATATGAACTGGGATATGACAGTTAACCCAACAACAGGTGAGTGGACTGGCATAGGAACCATGTCTGGAAGCACTGTTGTAAGCGGTGGGCCTAGAAGCGGTGTTAGACAAAACGGGGTTTTAACTCAACTAACCGCAGTAACTAATACTCAAAAAGAAGCCATAGTTGCAACCGCTACAACTACTTTAGCAACTGCTCAAACAACTCTTACTACTGATACTGCCGTTCTTGCAACGCTTACAGAAGCGAAAACAACAGCAGTGACAGCACTTGCAACAGCTCAGTCCACACTAACAGCAGAAACTCAAACATTAACTACCCTCCAATCAACGGCTAATACAGCAGTTACTACAGCAAATCAATTAGCAGATACTGCAACTGCTAGCGTAGCAGTAGCGGTTGCTGCTCTTCAAGTTCCAACACCTATAGTTCAACCAGTGGTCCCTGTTCCCACCCCGGCTCCAGAACCTCAACCCGTTCCTCAACCTGAGCCAACCCCTGCGCCTCAACCTGAACCGGTTCCGCAACCTGAGCCAACACCCGTACCTCAGCCAGAGCCGCAACCACAGCCTGTGCCTGTGCCAGAACCAACCCCACAACCTGAGCCTGTGCCTCAGCCTGAACCAACACCCGATCCTGCACCTGTTCCAGAAGTACAACCTGAGCCCGTGCCTTCTCCAGAGCCAGCTCCAATGCCTGAACCTGTGCCTGAGCCACCTATTGACCCACCCACAGAAGAGCCATTACCACCCACAGAACCCCAACCAGAACCGGCAGAGCCCGAAGCGCCACCCGTAGCACCCGAGGAGCCTCCTGTGGCACCTGAGCCACCTGTGGAACCAGAACCAGCACCAGAGACACCAGAGCCAGAGCCACAAAATCCGTCACCTGAACCATCACAACCTCCTGTAGTAGAACCTGCTCCAGAGCCTACCACACCAGCTGAAGAGGTTGCCTCAGCTATTGAAGACGCTAAAGCAGACGGTAAAGTAACTGAGGCCGAGAAAGAAGTAATTGCAGAAGCTTTGGTTGCCTCACTTGCTCCTGGAGAATCCCTTACTAAAGAACAAATTCAAGAAGCAGGAATTGAGTACAAGGACCTGCCACCAGAGACTCCTGTCGAGGTTAGGCAGGATGAAAATGGAAATGAAGTTATCATTACAGCAGACGTTGCTGCAGCCCTCGTATTATTAGAGAACCCTGCGGAGTTAATTGGCGCAATATTTGATGACCCTGGTCAAGCTCTCCAAGCACTTGGAAGTATCGGTGCGGACATGAGCCCACAAGAACGAGAAGAAGCAGAAAAGATGGTTGTTGCTGCCGTCATTGCAGGTAATGCTGCAATTAACGCAGTAGGAGCCGCAGCATCAGCTGCTGGTGGAGCTACACGAAGTGGTGGCGGTACTGGTGGCGGTGGAAGTTCCGGTGGCGGAGGAGCCTCCGGTGAATCTAAAGGCGTTAGGAGACGTAAGCCGTGAGAGTTATTAGAGACATGATTGACCAACTATGGACATTGTTAGGCATGTTCATTGCCTGGGTAGTTCTTGATGGATCTGCAAAGACCGTTGTTGGTTATGCAATTGTCGGAACATTAATTGCTTGGGCCGTTACCTACCCACTACGTAACCCAAAGGATGAGGAATAATATGAAATCAGTAGGAAACATAATTCTGAGAATCGTTGCAACATTTGCTGCTAGCGGCCTATCAGTTATCGGTGCCGGAGCTATTGCAGGCATCTCAACAGTAAAAGCAATAACAGTGGCTGGCCTTACAGCCGTTGCAGTTGTTGTAGAAAAGCTTGCCCGTGGGTTTATGAACGATGGAAAGCTAGACATCAATGAGATTAACTCAGCGTTTGCAGCTGTAGACGCACAGTCTAAGACAGCAGCTGATTTAAAAGTTGAAGCTGTTCAATCTGGCCAAGATATTGTTATTTCATCAGGTGCTAAGCCGGACGGCGAAGTTCCAGCAGAACAACCTGTAGATGAAGGTTGGGATAAGCGATAATGGCAGATAAAGGAACAGCAGCTAAACTAATTGAGGTTGCAACAGGAGAACTAGGAACCATTGAAGGCCCTAAAGATAACGAAACAAAGTATGGCGCTTACACAAAGGCTAACTTTCAGCCATGGTGTGGATCATTTGTAAACTGGTGCGCTAACGAAGCCGGTGTAAAAGTACCTAATACCGTTTATACGCCTGGTGGAGCAGCAGCATTTAAAAAGGCTAACTCTTGGATTGATGGAGATTTAGCTGACCCAGAGCCAGGGGATATTGCCTATTTTGATTTTCCTTCAGATGGCGTCGATCGAATTTCTCACGTTGGAATTGTTATCAAAGACAACGGTGATGGAACAGTTTGGTGCATTGAAGGAAACACAAGCCCAGACGATAAAGGATCACAGCGTAATGGTGGTCAAGTATCTAAGAAGCTTCGTGCGTATAAGAAGAACCCTAAGAAGGTTCAGATTTCTATTGTAGGATTTGGCCGCCCTAAGTTTGGCGGAGCTCCTGCAGCACCTGTAGCTACTAAGTGTTCTTGCTGCGGTAAATAATGTATTACCTCACACACATCACATTTCAAGGAGTATTTTTAGTAACTCTTTTTGCAGTTACTTTCCTTGGAATGTGGTGGTCTGAGCGCTAGCGGTCGTTTCTACCGCCAAGAACAATTAACTCTCTTCGAGGATCAAATCCCTCACCAACAACTAAAGAAATAAGTCCTGGTGCGCTTTCAAGCCCAGACTTATCACGGAACCAAGCAGAACCGTTATCCATTGCTGGATTTTGAATAAACAATCGTGGCCCTACGTTCTGTGAACGATAGTGGTGATAGTGCCCAACGTTAAGAATGTCTGCATCCGCTACAGAACAACGTCCCATAACTTGACCTTGCCACCACTTAACCATGTCACGTGCTTGATGGCCATGAGCCATGCCGTACATAACACCGCTTAAGTTAACAGTAAGTGTGCTGTCGTCTGCTGCTGGATAGCGGAACTCAACGCGATCACGTAAGAACTCACTCTCCTTACAGATATCCTCAACTTGAGCAACTACGTCAATCTGCCAAGAATCTTCAGGACGACTTACTAAGAAACGCTGTACCTCATCGTGATTCCCAGGTACTACCGGGACAATAATCTTGTCTGTTAAAGGGGCAAGTGCTTTAATCTGAGCAAGAAGCATTCGGCGTCCAACTCGAACCTGCTCTGAAACACCAATGTCATGGCGCCCCATTACTTTACCTTTTTGACTTGTCATACCCTCGATGCAATCACCAAGTTGGGGTAATGCAATTTGTTTAATTCCGTACTTACCCGCTAAATACTTATGGTGCTCAACAGCCTCGTCAATAGACTTAAGAACCCTATCAATAATAGCTGGAGTGTCATCTTTACCGTACTGTGTATCACCAATGCTGTACACAGCAGTTAAATCCCCAGTTGATTTAAGAACCTCGGTTGGTTCCCAATTAACAATTAAAGAAAGAAGTTGTTCTAGATCATAATCAGGGGCGTCTGCTTTACCTGAAGGAACAACGTTAACTCTAAAAGACTCAAGCCAATCACCGTTAAATGTTTGCCAACGTGAACGCCTATGAGATACGACAGTCCACTCAGCTGGATCTAGCTTTGCTTCAATAAGAATTTCTTCTGCGCCAGGTGTGTTTCCATCTGGACGTGGAGTAGAAACAATAAAGCCACCATCTGTTCCAATTTCAGAACGTGGTCGCCATGCTTCTGGAATACTTTTATTTGATTTGTCTGAACCTTCTTGCCCAGCTTTTATAATTTCGTTGTAATCGTCTGCTAAAGACATACACAATCTCCTCTGCGATGGTCACGAACGGCAGTCTTGCCAAATGTTCCACCGGCACGTCGGAGTAACATAAATAAATCTTTTGTACTTAGCTCATCATCTTCAATAGCTATATCAAGTACTTTTTTATCTTCTTCTGGGAGCGTGTCAGCCCACTGTCCTACAATACAAAGTTTTAAATTACCTAAAGATTTTGCCTCTGCGTATAAATCTTGCAACGACATTGGTGTCCTCCATAATTTAGTCCAATTACAGTACTAGGCCCCGAGGAAACCCCAAGGCCTAGTAACTAGCATACATCAAATTAGTAAGAAGCACCAGCTCCAGAATCGAAGTTTGTGCGATCACGCTTTGTAGCAGTAGCAATGATTCGGCCATTAGCCTGAGTCATTCCAGCTGCTGGATCTGTCATCTTTGTATAGCGAGCTTTAATTGAATAAGCAGCTCCCATACGATCCTTACCTGTAGCAGGGACGTTGCTACGTGGAGCACCCTTTGATCCGTATGGATCTCCAGCTGCTGTGTTCTTCTTTGGTACAAGTGTGCCTGCCTCAGGTGATGCTGATGGAGAAGTAAATGCAATTCCATCCTTCATCATAGGCTTGCGACCTTGCTTTGCCATACCTGCAAGCGCCTCGTCAGGGCTTGGGATTGAGCCTTTTGCCATGGTTTTCCTAACTGTTAAGAGATCTCTTGTTATAAGAATATATCAACTTACATTGATAGTAAAGACTATTGCTGAAATTTGTCCGTCACGAGAGTCCACGGTAGTGAATCCTGGACGGCAATTTAGGTCAAGACCTCTAGGGGCAACATAGCCTCTAGCAATAGCAATCGCTTTTACTGCCTGGTTTACTGCTGAAGCACCAACTGCACGGATCTTTACCTGTGGAGTTTCGTATAAAGCATGGGCAATCGCAGAGCCTACTGACTGGGCGTTAGAGCCAGCGCTTACACGCAGGAACTTCTCTTCATTATCTTTTTCAATCACGGTTTTGTAGTCCTTAGTTTTCGATTTAGAGTCGCCCTCTAAGGAAAAAGGTACGTGATTTAAGAGGCTCCGTCAGCGTATCCAGCCTCTTTTAATAGGTTTACAAAGTCTTCTAGCCTTAATATTACTGGCCATTCGCCAATAGTTGCCTCGCCTTGCCCGTTAAGTCTTAGTACAGCTACAGGTAAATCTTTGCCATTATGGCGATCTTTTAGCTGTTTTATGGCTGCAGAAGGATTAAACCCTGTGCGAGCTTTAACTTCCCAATCAATGCCAATAGTTCCAGTAACGTCCGTACCCGAACGCCCAGCCCCAGTAGATTCGGCATACGGCCAACCATTAGCAACTAAATAGTTAGCTACTATTTTTTGAGACTTGTAGCCACGATGTTTTCTACTTTGAGAAGGCATTAGGCATCCTACTCCACTAAATTTTTCTTAATTTCGGAGATCATTTGCTCTCTAAGTTTAGCTTTTTTTGCCATAACGTACTTTTCTGTAAGTGGTTTAAATAACCCATAGCGTGCGGATGCTGCACCACACTCAATTTGCAACTGTGCAATTGTGGGTGTTCGCATAAATCGTTTAAACACAACAGGCCTATCGGTCAGTATATGTAAATACAGTAAATCATCTCCCTCAAGAAAAGTCATTTTTTCTGTAGACATGGGAATATGATAATCTAGTTGAAATGGTATAAACCATTGTCCGATGTCAAACTCCCCCATGGATAACATTGCACCATCAGCAGGTGATGAGTGTGGGTAATAGGGTGGGGTGCTTTTAGCAATAACGGGTTCTTCGGCTACAAAAAGCCACATAAAATTATAAAAAACATTAGCATAACCTTCAAAAGAAGATTTACGTATTACGTTTAAAAAAATTTTAGAATTTAGGTCAGCCCCAAAAGAACGAGAATTAGTAGGGTAGTTTTCATGTTTTGCTATTTCTTGTGCTGCTGCTTCTAAAAATCCTTTTGGAAATGTAACTATATTTTCTACAGGATTTTTAAAAACAAAAACATTACGTGTAGTGTCTTTAAAAGCAGGGCAAGCGTATACGTTATCTACTGCCACCTTAGAAGGGCGAAGCTTATTTACTTGAGAATATAGGCTTACTGGTTCAGGGTATAGTAACGACCACGATTCTTTATCGCTTTCGTAAGTTGCAGGAGTCCAGTAAATAATTAGGGGTTCTTTGTTACCAATCATTTTTTATCCATTCGACTAGTAACTAGTTTTTCTAAATCTTCTACAGTGCCGTTATTTAAAAAAATTTGATCAACTTTATATCCGTCTAATTCAGACTCAGATACGTGATCATTAACCGGGCCAAAACCTGTTCTTTTTACACGCCAAATTTGACCCCCCATAGTTTTAACCATTGAAGCCTCATTCTCAAACCTTACATCTGTTATCACAACAAGTTCACCCGGGCTTACATTATTAAATGCAGTTGTAACCCAGATATTTGTATAAAGTAAATCTCTAGCGGCCACACCTAAGTCTTGTAGTAACCTACGAACTTGAGGTTCTTGTTTTGCTTTATCCCAACCAACTAAGTTTACTAAATCTTGTAAATAACCCGTAGGGCTACATCCAACCATTGGATTAATTGCATACAAAACTTCTCTTATTTTGTCTGCAAAAGCAAGTCTTTTGTATCCATACTTGTTTACTAAAATATCCGCCACGGTGTCTTTTCCAGATTGTGCATAACCTGTAAGACCAATAACACTAGGTTTAAGGCCTAGCTCTTCATCTGTAAATAGAGGAAGCTGCTCATAACTCATGGTGTAAACCTCCGGGTTCTAGAACGCATGCCGCCACCATCTGATGTACGGCGAGTTAATTCACGAGAAACTACTTGTGAATCACGCTCTACACTAAGGGCGCGAGTCTCAAGCAATTTACGAAACGCATAACGAGTGTTTAAATCTTCATACAACTCGTTTACTTCTGGTGATACAGCAATCTGTGCCTTAAGTACCGTTACTTTATCCCCGCCTTTTGTACCGGTCCAGTTCTTAAGCATTGCACCAGCTTCTGCTACATCTACGTTGCGCTGTGCTTCACGCTCATTAATTACTGCAATAGCGTGAGCCCCTGAAAGGTGATCGTTCCACTGAGTAAACTGTACAAAAAGATCCATAAGACCCTCGTCGTCTAATTCTGTTATGTCACGAGGAAGTTCTGGAATCTCATAGCCAGGCTTTGGAGAAAGAGTAAATCCTAGTTCTCCCAAGCTATCTAATACCTTACGACTTATACTCATTGACCGCCCCATCCTCCGCCTTTAAGTTGAATACCAAATGTAGAGTATTGTCTAAATGCTTCTCCACCGCACTTACATACTATTGCAGGTAAAGGACCATCTTGAATAGGAAAAAAACTCTCAGTTACTTCTTGACACTTTGAGCACTTGTAATTGTAATCAGGCATCAATACTCTCCTTATAAGGCTCACACCGTTTACATCCGGCTACGGGGTCAATATTACACACAGGTGGTCGGTTGTTGTCAACTGCCCAAGCAATGTCCAAGGCTTGATCAAACAGCTCCTTGGTAAACTCTGGGTTGTATTTGACAGTAAACTCTTTATAATCTTGGTTAGCTTTAAGCTCATAGATAAATACGATCTCTTCTGGTGCAGACGGAAGATCTCCGTTCTCAACCATTAGATGAGTTAAGTGCAGGTAAACCTGACCCTGTAATTGATGGGCACGAAACGGCGCACGAATATTGCGCCAAGCTTTTTCTAAATCACCATCAGACTGAGCTAACAAAGCCGGAGCCTCAAAGCGAAGTGTTCCAGCACCAATAGACTTAATCTCAATAAGGCAGTCTTCTCCCAATGTTTTAACCCAACCATCTGAGTGACCACCAATCTTGTGCTTGTCACTCCACAGAGGAACTTCACGGTATTCAAAAACCCCACACTCTGGGTCATCAAAATTTAAATCAGAAGCAAGTTCCCAATCTGAAGGTCCACACTCCGAGCACTCCCACTTACCGTAAAGCACGCCCATTTCTGTAAGCCACTTCTGCCACTTAGCGTGGATCGTGTGCCCCTCATCAAAGATAGATTGAAGACGAAGAGTAGGCTTTTCACGCACCTCTTTGTAGTTACCTTTAATTGCATGGTACTGGGCAAGATGACACCACTCAGGTTTAATCATGTCAGATGGGTGAATAATATCCATGCGACGATTATCAAAAGGCTTAGATAACAAGTGGCGCTCAATAGCGCCCATTAAACGAGTATCTCGTTTAGTTGCGTCTAAGAATGCTTTTAAAGAAATCGCCTTAGGCTTGCCCGTATTTGCCATCCTGGTCTATCCATTCTTCTAGTGTTAAACCTTGTTTTTCATACTTACGCTTTGCTGCATTTCTTTCTCTGTGTGACATGCCACCAAAGATTCCATGCAACTCATCGTTTATGATAGCTTCTTTAAGACATTCTTTGCGAACTGGACAAGCTGGTCGCCCATCCTTTCCCCAACAGATTGCTTTAGCTTTATCTGCTATCGGTTTGTATAAAGCTTTATCTCTTGGTGGGAAAAATATCTCTGTATCTTCCCCTCGGCATTTAGCCCTGTATCTCCAAGCCCATGTAGGCTCGTCGTCATATTCCATTTAGTCACCCCTGAGTGCGTTACGAAGTTCAAAGAAATCCTCCTCTCCTAAAACTACATAGTTCTCGCCATCAAGGTGAAGACCTAAAACCGGAATACGACTATCAAGGATAGCCTCGGTAGTAATCTTCTTAAGAACTTCTGATTTAATGGTTATTGACTTTTTGCCGGTCCATTTGTGCTCAATCAAAAGATCATTACTTCGTACATCCCCTTTACGTGACCAGAAAGCGCCTGACGCTGCAGAACGTTTTCCATCCACAAGTTTCTCTAAACGCTTCTCATGCTTTAGAGATTGCTTTTGTCCCTCACTCTTCATCTAAAGCCAATATAGGTTGGGCTTTAATTGTGCTAAGAACAGCTTTACTGAGTTCTTCACGTAGCTCAATTTCTTCTCTAAGAGAATCAATAAGAGCCTGTGCTCCTTGCCACTTACGATCACCGTAGTACATCCAACCACCACGACGTTCTACAATGTTGTTAAGAATAGATAGGGCAACAATTTCTTTACCGGTGTCATAACCACCAGCATCAATTGCACCGCCTTCTGCAAAGTAAAAGTCTAGATAAGCTGTTTGCTGAGGTGGGAAAGTCTTGTTCTTAATAGTACGAACACGAATAGTTTGACCTACGCGTCGTTTACTTTCTCCGGTACCAACCTCAACCCAATCGTCACGTTTAACTTCACATCGTACGCTGTACGCATAGTCTTTACCTAAACCACCAGGAGTAGTTCTAGGGTCTCCATGCATAACGCCAATCTTCATACGATACTGGTTGATCATAATTCCTAATACTGGTCGTTCGGATTCGATGAGGTCTCGTTTGGTAGCTGACGCCACTTTTCTAAAGAACTTATTGGTAATAAGTGCGCCACGACCCACAGTAAATTCTTCCATATGCTTTTCATCTTCTGCGCCAGGAACAAGGGCTGGAAGGGAATCCACAACAACCATGTCAACAGCCTTGCTTTCCATAAACTGAATAACCGAATCAAAAGCATCCTCCATACTATTAGTTTCTACAAGTAGTACACGACTGTTATCTACACCGCATAATTCAGCGTATTTTGAATCAAAATCTTCAGCAGCAATCCATACAGCTGTAAAGTCAGGGTTAATCTGTTGATTAGCTGCAATAGTTCTTAAAGCAATTGCAGTTTTTCCGTGTGAAGCTTCTCCCACTAATTCAACCCAACGATTCATAGGCCAACCCCCACCTAGAACAACATCAAGTGTAAGAGAACCAGAAGTAATGCGTTGTGATAGTCGAGCTTCCCCAGCTAGAACAACAGTGTTTGCTCCAAGCTTCTTATTGATGCCTGCTGCAATCTTTAGTGCCTCTGCGTTTAGTGCCATTATTCAAGTCTCCCTACGATTGTTGTTGGATTAAATCCACCGCTTTGATTTGGTTGCTTAGCAGCAATTGTTGGACCACTGCTAGCAGAACCTGTACCGCCTGCTCCAGTACCAGACTGGACAATTGGATACCCGCAATCATAACAACGTTTGCGCTGAGTGCCAACTGGTGCCATATAGTTGCCGGACATACATCCAGGACAACGTTCGGTATCTCTAGCACTTTGTGCCCTAGAAACTAACTGGTCTTGTTGCTGATCATAAGAGACCTGCACATTAGGAGTCTGTTGCGGTGGTCGATAAACATTTGGTTGATAAGGGGTTGTTGGTGGGGTATCCGGCATAGGACCGTTGTTTCCTAATTTTTTTGCCCACCAATTGTTATTACTCATTGTCTATACCTACCTTTGATTCAATTAATCCAATATTTGATAGCGTTGATACGCAAGATACTGAAGAAGCCAAAGCAACCATTCTAAACAATTGATTTATATGGTCTAGCCCCTCTAATGGAATTTCTTGTTCATCTTTATCAGCGTCTAACATATACGCAGACGTAGCTACCTGGGCAAGAATGTCAGCATGAGCATCTATAAAAGGTAAAAGAGCAGAAATATTACTTAAACGCTTTTGATGAGCATCTTCTTCCATCTCAGCTACTTCATCTGAAATTGGTGGAAGACCCATCATCTCAGCAATACCCTCTGTTGGTGTAAGCATTGCATCATAAACAATCTGTCGCATTAAAACGCTAAGGGGTACCTGAGTAACTGTAATCTTGCTTTTATTACGCTTCCAGAAACTCATTTAGCTTCTCCCCACCGTTTAACAATTGTAATGTCTGCAAGCATTGGTACCTGCAAAGCTTTAATTTCTTCCATAGCTTTACGAATCTGTTCGGCTGTTTCTTCTGCAATTTCAGTAGGAGTAACAGTTACTAACTCATCGTGCACAGTTAGGATCAGAGACGCCTCTTCTGGAATCATCTTGTTAGCCCTAATCATAGCAAGCTTAATGAGGTCTGCTGCCGACCCCTGGATTACCGTGTTAAAGGCCTGACGCTCTGCTCTAGACCGTTTCCAGACCTCATTAGACCTAAGGTCGGGTAGATAACGTCTACGCTTTAAAAGGGTGCTGACATAAGGAATTGGTGCTTGCCTACGGCTATCAGCAATAACTTGTTTCTTGTACCTAGCAACTGATGGAAACTTCCTAATAAACTCATCAAGTAAGTCCCTAGCCTCTGCCAAAGAACAACCAATTGAGTCGGAAATCTTGTCTGGACCTACACCATAAGCAAGAGATAGAACTAATACCTTACCCGCTTTGCGGTCTACGCCCATTGTGTTACCAATAGTTGTATAAATATCTTCTCCGTTTAAGTAGGCACCGCACATAATTCGATCTTGGCTAAAGGATGCAATAACACGTGGTTCAATCTGACTGTAGTCAGCAACAACTAAAGAGTAACCCTCTGGAGCTACAAATAAATTGCGGATTGCTTTGCCGTTTACTGTGTGGGGGGCAGGTACGTTTTGAAGGTTAGGGTTACGACTAGAAAAACGACCGGTCTCAGCACCGTACTGTACAAAGTCCGTGTGGATTCGGCCTTTAAACATAATACTTTTCTTAGAGGTAACTTTAGATTTACCTGCAAGAGTTCTAGTTATATCCCCACCCATGTACGGGATTACGTAAGTTGTTAAAAGCTTATTAAGATCAGAATACTCAATTAATGCATCAACTAAAAGATCTTTTCCTGCAAAAGCCTGCAGCGCAGGTTCTGATACAGAGTAATCTGCTACTGAAGAAGGCTGGCCTTCTTCCGCACGTTTTTGTCCAGCAGGGGTCAAAACTTTAGGCCGTAAACCTCTACCCCCGTCTTTCTTAGACGAGTAAAGAAGTTTTTGTTTTTCTGGAACACTATTAATGTTAATAGCTTTTCCAGCAAGACGATAGATATTTGCTTTACAGGTTTCTAGCTGTACCTCAAGGTTTGCTTTAAGTTTACTTAGCTCAGTAACATCAATATCTGCGCCACGAAGTTCCATGCGACAGATAACTTCAAGAACGTCCATCTCTAAATTAAAAATGCCAGACAAACCATCTGTAAGAAGGTTTGATTGATACTTTAAATACAGCTTCCAAGTCCACTCTGCGTCAAGAGCGGCGTAGGTAGCTACTTCTTCAAAGGAATACTTCTCTACTTCTTTACCCACACCCTTAACCATGTGGTACCCAAACTCACGCTTTAGACAGTCATCAAGACCTAGATCATTACGGTTTTGATTGTCTAAGATAAACGCAGCATTTAGCGTACAAAAATACTTAGGTGATGGGAGCTTTCCTACGTACTTAGTAACGCTTTGCAAATCAAACTTAAGGTTATGCCCAATCTTTACCTTATCTCCATTAAGTAAAGGTTTAAGGGCTTTAAACACTTCTCCAGCAGTTAGTTGCTCAGGTGCTGGACCAAATACCTTTGTTGCTTTGCGCTCATCTTTACTATAGTCAGAGTCTCGTAGTTCCATGCCTTTTGCAACACGCGCCACTGCAGAAGGTAGCAGCGGATAGTCTGTACGAAGATACTCACCATTTGGGTGGCCCATAGGAATCACATCGACTCGACCATGAGTTGCTAAAGCAATCCAAGTAACAGTGTTTTGACGTGGGTCTCCGCGATGGTCTCCAACAGTTTCTACGTCAAAACAAAACGCGTCTACTTTATCGTAGGCGTTAACTAATTTTTTAAGTTGTTTTTCGGTTGTAACAATATTCATAACGCTCCCTTGTTAGGTGCGCTGAGGGCTCATCAGAGAAAGGAGACAAGAGAATGAGCCCTCAGCACTATTAGTTGAGGTTAGTTAGCTGATGCAATTTCACGAGCAATCTCAGCAAGTTCAGCCTTGGTAGATGTGTGAAGTGCATCTGGTCCAAGTGGCTTCATTGTTTTAATTAGCTCTGAGGCTGCAACAGGGTCAATACCCCAATCCTCAGCAAGGTCACGCTCTTTTACAGGAGTAATTGAGTATGATGTTTTTGTACCGGCGCCTGTTTTGCTTACAGCCCAGTAGATGTCAGGACGACTAAGTGGGCCAGTCTTCTTATCAGAATCAAGCTTCTCAAGTTGTCCACATAGACGAACACCAACAATCATTAACTGAAGTTGTGGGTCTTCGTCAGATAGATTAAGAACAGTAAACGCAAATTTTTGATCTGGCTTACTTCCGACAGCAACTAGCGGGTCACCCTCACCAATGCTTATAAATGACTTCTTTCCAGGACGGTTAACCCAGTGCTGCATAAAGCTCATTGGCTCATTACCAATAAACTTAATTAGCTGGACGTCTTCGTCAAATCGGAAGTCGGTTGCGAATGTTTTGTTGGACTTTGCTACAGCCTTCTTAGCTGCTGCCCAACCGGTTTGAATTACTGAAGAACGCTCAGGAACTTCAGTCTCATCTTCGGCTGCAAAGATTTCTTCAAGATTCTCTGCAGTAGGTGTCTCGACTACATAAGAGTCGACGTTAGGTGTTTCGTTGTTTTCAATGCGGATACCCATTTGGATATTCCTTTCATAGTCAATGGATCAATGGATCATGGTCATATTAAGTTGTTTCTTGAGAGTGAATCTTAGTCCACTTTTCCATCAATTCAATTGATAGATCAGGATGTCGATTCCAGTCAATCCTAGGGGCTTCAAGAAGTCCCCGAGACTGAAAACTCTCGATAGTTGCTTCGACAATTGCTTTGCTGTACATCCGCCATCCGGGCTTCTTTACACCATTAACAATCATTGACTTTAAGCGATAGGGTGCACGCGGTATATAACCTTTTCGTTCCCAAAGCCTCAAAGTAACTAACGGTCTGCCTAACGCAAGAGCCATAGCTCCTGCGCTAAACAATTCTAGCACCTTTCCGTTTGGTAATGCTTTGACTTGTGGGTCAGCATTCCAAGCGGTTGGTGTAGAAACTGTACGTGGTTTTGCATTTGGATCTGGTTCACGACGTTTGCGTTTAGAGCCAGGGTAGTAATCATCCAGGCTCTTAAACAACTTGTCAACTTCATCCATAGTTTTTTTTTGTCCAAAAATTCTTTTTATAGGACCGATAAATAGTTTGAGCAAACTTATTGTACCTAAGTATAGAGTCTTTTTTAGAAAACTCAAGTTGCTTTCTAGACCAGCTGTCTCGTTTGATTGGAATTATTTGAACTATTGGAGTTCCTTTTTCAATAATTCCTTCAAAGCCTTTTCTTATATAAAAAGGAAAATCAACTGACATTGGGTGGGAATCAGCGTCTACTATCCCACTCAGGGTTTGAAAAGGAAGATCCATCCTATTTAAAGGATGAGTAAACAGAAGGCTGTAACCAGGAGGCGTTTCAATTACAACATTGTTTAAAAATTTATACGCCACATTTACATAGTCTTCTGAAACAGGAAACCCTTGAGTTTGAACGGTTGGGTGGTTAGCCACCATCTCTTCTTCTACGCGCCACTTAAACTCTGGATAGCCGTGAATGTTATTGGAAACCTCAACATCCGCAGATAAAGTAAGCATGTACCCTGCAGAAAAAGAATCAAGAACAGGCTGACACCATTTCATAGTTGCCATAGAACCCTTGCTAGCCATGTCTAAAGTAACTTTGTCGTGACCAGGCAGCATGTGCCTCATATCTTTAAACCATTTTGGTATGCTAGAAATTGCAGGGGTTGGAAACGGCTCAGTAACACTGGATACAAGTGTTTGAGGTATAAGTTTTAGTGTTTTCACGTTTTTCCTTAAGATTTAGAAGGAATAAAAGCCCAAGTAATTTTCTTAGGGAACATCGTATCGATATCCTCTTCAGTTAATTTACCTTCGTATAGACAAGACATTACCTCGTCTTCGTTAAGCACTGGCTGCATAGAGTAGCAGCGGTCTGCTAAACCTTTTTCTTTAAGAATTTTAGCTGCTTGATCTACATCAAGTGTTTGAGAAACTTTGCGTTGACGTTGCAAAGATCGATACCCATCTACCTCTTGTTCTAGTGGATACCATAGATGACCTTTGTCATCTGGCTCTCCCTCTGCATCTACAAGATCAGAAAGAAATGTTTTTAATTGTGATTGTTCTTTAGTTAAATCGTCAACTTGACGCTTAATAGCAATAAACTGTTGAACTTTACTTAGTACTGAACTTACCGGTTTTTTGTCCGGTGGGATGATATTTGGCATGTTGCCTCCTTTAAAAACATCCTATACCACCCCACCGACAAAGTGCAAGTTACTTGATGGTAATAGTTTTAGGCTTCTTTTCCTCAGGAAATTCTTGCTTCAAAGTAATTCGAAGCAGACCGTCCTTGAGCTCAGCGCCCTTTACAACTACGTACTCAGCTAAAGCAAAATTCTGTGAGAATTCCCGACCTGCAATGCCTTTATGAACATAGTTAGTTTCAGCGTCTGAAAGCTTGCCTTCTACGGTCAGCGTAAGTTCTTTGACCGTAATTGTGATGTCTTTCTTTGAGAAACCAGCAACCGCTAACTCTAAAACATGCTCATCCCCATTTTTAAGAACGTTATATGGAGGATATGTAGAGGTTTTTGCTTCTAACGCAAGTTCCTTGAGAGTTTCAAACATTGGATCAAAGCCAATTGCCCATCGATTAATGTTTGGAAATAAGCTGTTTATTGTTAATGGGGCTGGAAGTTGTGCTGGCTTTTTAATGTGCCAGTCGTGATCTGGGTAGCCTTTTCCAGGCATAGGCAGAATAGCCATAATTATCTCCTTAGACGATAACTAGTAATAGACCCCCCATTGTGGGCAGGTCTTAAGGTGTAACAATAGTACCACGGGGTTTATTCCGCAATATACTTTTTTAATGCCTCAACGATCACGTCGGTCACTGTGCGGCCCTCGATGGCGGCCTTGTCTTTTACAGCAGCCCAAAGGTCGCTGGCTACACGAATAGTCCGTGTTGGTGTCTTAGGTGCGTTAGGCATTGAATAAGTCTAAACCGTGATGTTCTGTAGGAAAGCCTTAAGTGAGCCTGCAGTTAAAGCTACCCCGCCTTTGTCGTCAATGCCTTCCCCGTCTACTACAGCGTTAGCAATTGCTATTTTTTGCTGCAACATAGTGTGTTGACGCTCTTCAATAGAGCCTTCCATTAAAAAGTCTTGGATTACTATGGTCGACCAGGTAGATGACGCCCTACGAATTCTACCGTTGCGTTGTACAGCGAGGCCAGCATTCCACGGCAAGTCGTAATTGATGAGAAGATTAGCTTGAGGCAAATCCACACCATACCCACCGGCATCAGAACTAACAAGTATGCGAATACTGGGATCAGTTTGAAAACTAACTTTAGATTCTTCTTTAGCCTTAGCATTCATTTCTCCTGTGTAAGGGGTACTACCCCAGCTTGAGAGTAAGGTATCTCTAATAATATCTACCATATGAACGTAACTGGTAAATATAACAACTTTGTTGCCTTCATACTCTCCTAAAAAGTTATCAACATACTCTTTTAATGCAGAAAGTTTAGGAGACTTAGTTACTTTATCTAAACGGCCGGTTTCTTTTAGGTCAGCTACATACCCAGAAGATTCTACTGAAAACTGAAGTAACTCTGGATGATCGCAAAGCATTCTCAATGACGTTAGTTTAGACATAATTTTTCCTCGTAATGCGTCTGCGCCCTCAAAAGAATTTGCCTGACCATAATGAGAGAAAATATCAAAGCTAGACCCGTAAGAATCCATAGCTTCATCAAGATCCGTTAAAATCTCATTAGCAATACTCTTATAAAGCTTAGATCCCGCAGAATCAAATTGAATTAAAATAGGCTCAGCAAATATTGTTTCAGGAAGATAAGGGGCTACATCTGGGTCTGACTGACGTTTACGAACACATGCTGCAGATAAGGTTTTATTTAATAGGGGTAAGTTTCTGTATCTGTCTACGCCACCAAACCTATTTCGTACAATAAACGTTTGATCAAACAAATCAAATCTTCCAAGAAGACTATTGTCTACAAACTGCATAATTGAGTAGAGCTCTTCTGGTTTTCCGTTCTCTACCGGTGTACCAGTAAGAGCAAATTTATAATCGCTCTTTAATTTTTTTACGTACTTGGAGCGTTTGGATCTAAAACTTTTGATTGCGGTTGCTTCGTCGCAGATAATGAATCCTGTAGGGAGCTGTCGTACATACTCCCAGTCATTAACAACTTGCTCGTAGTTAATAATGACGTAATCAACAAGTGTATGCCCCCAGTCGAAGGCTTGCTGGTATTGTTCGATACGCTGTTTCGGCGTTCCATCAATAACCAAAGGTGTTGAAGAGTCATCGGTAAACTTCCTAATCTGATCTGCCCACTGGTATTTGAGGCTAGATAGACAGATAACTATACCTGGCTCCATTATCTTCTGTTCGTCCATAAGACGTTCGATAGCTGCAATTGTAAGCACTGTCTTACCAAGGCCAAGATCATAGGCAACAAGCATCTTGCCGCGTTCGCACATAGCATCTACAGCTTCCGGTTGATATGGAAGCAAGGTGCCAGTAAACGTCATTATTACTCCCCTACTTTCCTAACGGTCACAGGGCCGCACATAGAAGCGTAGTACTCATCTTCTCGTTTACGAACAGCCTCTTTGCGCCTCTTATATCCCCGAGTGTACTCCATGGCACCACCCATAGAGCCGCCGATGCTTTTTCCTTTAGTTACTGCAATTTTACTTCCCTTTTTAGCCATAGATCGCATCCTCTCCAAAAACAAAATGCTTTGCTTTTGCAATGCCGTACTCAATCTGTTCTTTACTCATGTCACCAATATCTTTTAATCCGCTGTCGCCGTAGTTAAAGAACCAACACTCCATGCCTGACTCTTTACATTTAGCAAACATT